TAAGCGTATGCACTCATACTTTTCACGTCACCGTGTTGACAAGAAGGGTAAGGACTGGAACAACGACAGTCCCGGTAAGGTTGCATGGCTTGCATGGGGCGGTGACGCTGGTGCATCATGGGCTGCAAGCATTGTAAAGAAGCATGGCGGCGGGGATAACAAGAAGGAAGCTTCTGATTTTTATGGTGAAAACCAGGGCAACATGTCGATACCCGACCAGAGTTATATTGATAATGACGAATTCAGACGTTCTCAAATGGATGAATTCAGACGTTCTCAAATTGATAATGACGAATTCAGACGTTCTCGTGAACCAATTTCATATAAACAACCATGCGGTGGTTGTGGTGTAGATTTGAGCACCACTAATTATCATGGACCAGATTGCCCTTATCAAGGTTGATTATATATGTTTCTAATGAACTTCAACGAGCGTTATGCTAAAGAAAAGAAAGACCACTACCAATACATTAAAGAGCGTGATGGTAAGTGGGTCATCATACAAAAAGGTACGGGTAAGGTCTTGTCTCATCATGATAGCCGTGAGAAAGCTATCGAAGCATTCAAAGCTATGATGGCACACAAACATGGTAATGTTAGCTTAGACCCAAGCGACTGGCGCAACGATTACATGGATCTCGACGCAGACTGGTAATACATGCCTAAAATTACAAAGAATAGTAATGCTAACATTCTTCGTGGACAGCAAGACTTCTTTGAGATAGCCAAGAAAAGCCTCAAAGAAAAGGCTGATCTACCTGATATTGTCACGTTTGCTGAGCACCCAAGCTTCTTGGGTGGTAGTAAGCTTTTCCCACGTCAACGCACGCTTCTTAAACTTATCATGCTTGAGACAGAAAACCTTGACGATTATGACTACGAAATCATTGATAAGTGGACCAAAGATTTTGATTTTAACGGTGATAGAATAGGCGTAAGCCCGGACATCCTTGACCGGATCGCATACTTGAAAGCAAATGGTTACAAGCATTTTCGTGAAGTGGTAAACATCACGGGTCGTCGTGGCGGTAAGGGCCACATTGGCGGAATCCTGGGTGCATATAAAAACTGGGAACTGCTTATGCTTGACGACCCCCAGTACTACTACAACATTGACAAGTCAAAAGACCTTTACCTGTTTTGCGTTGCTACGAACATTGAACAGGCTAAGAAATACCAGTTTGCTGACCTTGCAAACACCATCATTAATGCTCCATGCTTCCAGCCATATATTGCTGACGCTAAGGAGCACTTTCTTGCTTTGCGTACGCCTGCTGACATCAGACGCATCGCCGCATTTGAATCGAGAGACATCAGACCTAGCCGTTTGATCGCTAGTATCCGTAACATGGCTGTGACGAGTAACTCTAAAGCCTCGCGTGGTGCTGCTGCCTTTGGCGTTATGTTCGACGAGTTTGCACACATGTTGGTCGGTACGGGTGGTGCAAGAACGTCTGACGAAGTATACAACGCTATTACCCCTGCATTGGACCAGATGGGTAAAGATGGTTTGATTTACGTACCCACATCACCGTTTTGTTTGGTACCGGAGACTCCGGTCCTTCTAGAAGACCTCACGTGGGTTCCTGTCGGTTCATTAAAAGTCGGGGATAAGATAATTGGTTTTGATGAGTATGCTCCAGGTGGCAAGGGCAACGGTAGAAGCTGGCGTCAAGCAGTCGTTGAAGAAACATCTATTATCAACGCTCCAACACTTAAATTAAAAACTGATGGTCCTGAAGTTGTTTGCACCGGTGAGCACCTTTGGCTAACAAAGAAGCCTTATTCTTCTGAATTAAACTGGGTTAAAACCAAAAATCTTAAGCCGGGTGACATGATTCGTTACACGGATACATGGGAAACAGACAAATCATACGATGCTGGTTATCTTTCAGGGATATTCGATGGCGAAGGTTATTATTCTAAGCAGGGTTTGCTCGGCATAGCACAGAATAAAGGCCCAGTATTAGATAACATCGTTGAGTTACTTATCGAACGTGGTTGTGATATTAGCACAACATTAAAAGAAGAAGGAAGAGATTGCATTGATATTATTATCAATGGTGGTTCATCGGAAAAGATGAAGTTCCTCGGTTCAATCCGACCACGTCGTTTACTCTCAAAATTTACTAACCAATTCTATGGCACAAGAATTTATGATAAGACGTCCAAGTATGTTACTGTTGAGTCCATAGAAGATGCGGGCAACCGCGATGTTATTGCTCTGGGTACTTCTACTAGCACATTGCTTGCTGCTGGTATGTTTAGCCACAATACCAAGGTTGGTAAAGCATACAGCCTGTACGAGTCTGCGTTAGAGAAGAATGAAGACGGTGCACCCATGTATCCAAACATGATGATGGCACAGCTACCATCGTGGGGGCCATACGAAGACTGGGATGACCCAAGATTTGTTTCGTTTTACCGTCGTGCACCTCAGAGCTACGACGAACAAATGCAATCCATGGAAAAGCGTGAGCCTGACACGTTTAGGGTTGAGCGTCTAAGCCAATGGGCTGAAGTTACTAATGCTTACCTCAATCCAAAAATGGTTGAGCGTATGTTTGATCCGTTTATTGATGCTAATGGTGAGCTTCGAGAGCTTGAGCTACAGCACGAAGGCAAATTTAGCATTGTTTACACGGGCCACTGCGACCCATCAAAATCCGGTGCTAATACAGCAGCCATGATTGGTCACGTAGAAAAGATCGCTGACCCTGAAGACGGTGAAGAGTGGTACCACGTTGTTATTGACTGGATCAAGGTATGGGACCCCGAAAACTACCCTGATAATCAGATCGACTACGAAGAGATAGAGGAGGAATTAGTTGATACGTTATGCAATTTCCGTACAACTAAGGTTTTCTCATTTGACCAATACGGTGCGTTTGTTACATTGCCACGATTAAAAAAGCGTTTGCAACAGGTTAGACCTGCCCACCAGGTTAAGGTGCGTGAAGAAAAATTTACCAAAGAAAGCAACATGCGTCGTGCTGAACGATTCAAATCTGCATTGGGTATGAATTGGGTACACTCGTTCCGTGATGTGTATGGCCCCAATGGAACAAGTTTGCTAGAGCAAGAGCTAAAGTTCTTGCAAGAGGTCAATGGTCGAGTTAAGAAGCAAGATATTGGACCTATCCGTACAGAAGACTTATCTGACTGCCTCATGGTTATTGTTGATTCTCTACTAGAAGATAACTTTGTTAAGCTAGAAATGCGTGATAAACTTGGTCAAACACAGCTATTGTCTGGTTCTCAGGGTGGCTACCACACCCGCAACGCTAACGATATGCAACCTGTCTCTGCTAGAGATAGGCTACGTGTGTTTGGTGCGCAGCGTTCACAGCGTGATTACGGTGGTATGTCTCGGGGAAGGCCAGGTAGACGATGAACTGGAATTTACGTTACTCTAGTGACGATAACACTAGGTTCATAGGTGGTTTAAGTAATGCCTATGAGTTTAATTTTGGTAATAAACAATGGCGAAGAGTGCCTGGTACAAGCAATGAAAAAATGTACCGAGAGCAATGGCGTCCGTTTATGGCAATAATTCATCATTGCTCAAATGGTGGATGTAGAAAGTCTAGTGAAGATACTGCAATTTATGACCCTAATGGGCTTGATGGTCATAAAGGTGGAAAATTCACAGTAGTACATGGGCCTAGTATTGATAATGCAAGTTACACTACAATTCACGGTTTAATGGTGGGGAGAGAGCAATCGTGAATTGGTCTACCCGTTACGCTACAACACGCAAGAGTAGACGGGAGCTTGAAACGGTACTGCCCGAAGGGTGGGAGATCCAGACAACAGGACAGCCAGACGGTGAACATTGGTTTGCTCCGCAGGAATGGAGTAAAAGAGAAGGGGAAGAGCCAACATTTGGTGACCCTTCACCATTTGCTCGACGCAATAAAGTAAAAACACCTGATGTACATAAGTTAATCAATAGAGCCACCGGCAACACTGCATTAATTTATGATCACTCTAAGATGAACGAAAATACTAGAAGAGCTTATTGGAATCCAATCAATCATCCAGAATCAATTCGTGATACGTTAAGTGCTTTAGATCTTTTGGCCAGAGATGTAAGTTTTAGGTTCACTAGACACGGTGAACACATAGGCAATCTTTTTGAAGACCCAGGCATAATGTCTGCGAATGACAGCAAAAATGTCAACTCTTCTATACCGTATGCAGAAGAGAATGATACTACAAATTCTATGGTATTGTCTCAAACACTTGCCCATGAACTTGGACACACCAGAGCTATTAGAAAACCAGACGAACTACTTAAGTTCACTGATATGCTTGTTGATCGCCACAACGCTACCGCAAGATTTGAAGATAGAGTAGACAAGAAACCTATTTTAGATCATGTATCAAGCACACTCGCAGCACATACTGGCACAGATATTGATTCTATGAATGATCAATATATAGCAATGAAAGACAATGCACCTGATAGTTTAAAGAAAGTTCTTCAAACTAATTCTATTAGTGGGTATGGCGAGAGTAATTTAATTGAAGCACATGCAGAATGGCATAAAAACTATATACTAGAACGTTATGGAATGTGGGAAAGACATAAAAAGTTTTCTCCATTCTCTGATGCATTGGGTAAAGAACTTAAATGGGATAAACCGATACAATGAATTGGAATTTACGTTACGCTGAAGCAATAAATGCAGTTACGCCTAACATACCTGCTGATCAGTTAAGCCCTCGAGATGCAATGATTGGTGTGCCTCTGCACGAGCTTTGGCCCCACTTACAACCTGGTGGTAACTTGCACTCACTAGTGAATCTTTATTTAAACCCTACTCCTGGTATTAGACGAGATGATATTCCATCAAGTGAACATGATGAATTAATGAATATGATTAAACAAGTGCATGGTAAACCTAATGCTCCCATCACTATTTATCGCGCTCAGGATGCAGACCACGTACCTGCTATTTATCGTGGTGACTGGGTAGGAATAAGCCCCACCAGTGTTGAGACGCATGGTATACGCAGAGGTGAGGGTGGCCAATTTGGTCCAAATGGTTTTACTGTAGTGCAAGGCGAGGTACCAGCTAGCCACCTTAGAAGTGTTACTTGGGCTCAGCAAGGCGGAGGTTGGAAGAAAGAAATGAATCATCCAACATTTAAAAACAACACTACTCAACCATATAAGCTACAACCTGGTGTAATTAGACCTAAACACTTTGACTTCTTATACGATCCAAGGTAAAGTATTAATTGGAATAGCAGAATTAATCTAACATAGCATGCACAGTAATACACCAATACTGTTCACCAGTAATAGCTTCCCACATAGCTAAATTCTCATGCTTCTTCCACTCTGCGCCAGGCACAGCAGCCTTAGCTTTATCTAAACTTGCATAGAGACCTGAGATCTCCATGCTATTGTAGCTTGTGTCATATAGTAAAGCGTAAATTAGTTGCACATCACTCCTTTAGCTTGGTCTGTAGTAAGTCTGCCTCGTTACCTGCTTCCCTACCGTATTCATAACCTGATTCTGAGCTAAGATTACGGCGGTAGCCGGGATCACGATCAATACCTTGATAAAACTCTTCTATAGCGTGTTCTTTATCACGTATTACTAGACTAACCGAAGCATCAACCTTAACTTGATCTGCTATGGTTTTATCCTTGATAGCTTTAAGACGCTCTGCAATTGATAGGCAATAGCCGCCAAAGAAACTAGTGATCCATGTCCGCTTATGGAACGTAGTATCACTATTTTGCTTAGCTTTAGCTAGCTTGGCGGGCATCTCACTAATCATATGCACCACAAGCGTATTATACAATGCTAAACATAGCTTAATATCATCTTCAGTACCATAGAGGTAACAGTAACCGTCACCGCGTAGCACTCTACAGAAATTATTCTTAGCTATAGCATTGAGTAAAACACTCTTGTCTACGTCATACGGCGCTGGAGTATTAATCTTCCTATTACCTATACCAGAGCTAGTGTCACGATTATACAGTCGACCCTGCTCAATTTGATATTTAGTAATTAGTTCTTGAGCCAGTGCCTGAGCTGCTTCTGCTTCGCCCGGGAATGGGGAGCGACCGGCTAGAGTTAGCAACTTTTCAATTTTGCTAACTACATTATCTAATTTATCCATACATTACTGCCTCCTTATTTATTTAAACACATCATCAAGACAGTTAGCCACAGCATGCAATAACTTACATTGCTCATCCATGGCGTTCATAGCTTTACGGTATAGCTCGAGAGCTTTTTCGTACACGTCGATATCTAAGTTGCCTTTGTACTCGTCATACAACTTAAAGCCATCAAGCAACTCATCAAACCGACCTGCTAGCTCATGTATCTGAACTACTGCAGCGTGCGCTTGAAATAACTTACTATCTTCCATATTCCCTCTTACTTGTTTGTTTATTTACTGCGATCTACAACACTTAGCAGGCACCAACTTATGTGCAATACTTAGTATATGTAATGATAGGAGTTAGTTGTTATTCTAACTCTACTTCTTCTACTGTTGCGTCTTCCATGTTAATAAGGTTAAGACGCTTGCCGCAGGCAAGGCACCACGTATAGTACAGTTCCTTTTTGCGGGACGTTGCTTGAACAAGCGTATCACACTCATCAATGTCTTCGCAAACGTAGGTGAACCTAGTCCATTTATCCATTGTTATTCTTCTTTCATGTCTAGGGTCTGATGCAAATTGTATTTATATTTTTTGCCACCCCTTGAGGCAACATCAAAAACAATCTCATCTATAATTATTTGGGCTTCGTCCCTGTTAATTGCATTGATTGTTACATCAATAACAAATGACGTTTGATACTTAGCCATTGTTATTCCTCCTTCTTTCCGGTTACACTGTAACCTTTCTCTACTACAAACCAGTCGTCGTTCCAACCGTCAACCCAGTCGGGGCTTGATTCATCTGGCTCAGGGTGGTTGGCATACAACCAATCCCACCCTTCCTCAAAACTATCAAACTCAATACCATCAAACAGGATGTTGTTCATCCAGTCACGGATAAGGTACTTACTCATTGTTTCCTCCTCAGTATGTGTACAACATGAACTACAGTCACCACAGTCACCACAACGACCATCACGGCTAGCTAATTCATATTCTCTACCACAGGTGTCACACTCACCCATCTCACTACATATGGGGCATAAACCATTGCAATGTTGACAATAGTTTTCATATACAGTAGGTCCATGATCACATGGTTCACATATCATAACTTACTCCTTACTTGATTGGGAACTCATTGAGGAATGTTTCAAAGACTGATGCCCGAGCTTTGTCCAACTCATTGTTCAACTCATCAAGATCATCTTGATCTAAATCAGTAAAATCAATCTCTTCAAACCATTCTTCTAGGTTATCTTTAGTTACTTCATCCATTATGCCTCCTTTCCTTGTTTTTCTGTTACAAACTCTTCGTCTGCCAGGAATGCGTAGATGCGCTTAAGGTTATGGATAGCGTGTTCCAAACTACCATTCCTTTTTGCATCATCAATAGCCCACAGGACTAATGACTTTGCACCTGAGATGATTGATGTTTCTGAATTCATTATAACTCCTCTACTTTGACTGACTCAAGTGTCTCAGTGACGTTTAAATCTAAGAGAGAACCCCAATCCCATTTATCAGGATTGTATTCTAGCTCCATGACTAACGTGACTTCATACTTTCTCATTCTTCCTCCTCAAGGAAATTGGTTAGTGGTACACATGTAAAGTCCTGCAATGCTTCGTCCATACCACAGGGCGAGCAGATGCGTGACTTGTTATCCAACCTAGATAGGGCGGGGAACCCTACATAGATTTGCTTACAGCGTGGACAGTTCTTTGGTTCATTTGGATTATCCATTATGATTACTTCACTTTCATTTTGTTGTACAACTCTGATTGTAATTCTGTGTGTAGCTCACCAAGAAAACCACGAAACTCCATGTCCGCAGTCATCTCAGCATATTCCATGTCAGCTTCTATAATTTCTAGAAGACAACGCAATTGTTTCTCACTTAGATTCATTATTATCCTTTACTTGGTACCACATCATCTTGCCTACCTGGCTACCCAACTCACCATCAACTAACTGGCGAGCTGCTTTCTCAGCATCTTCCTGAGTCTCTGCTTCCAACACTACGGTTAACCCGCATGTTACTTCATATACTTTCATAGTTCTTCCTCCATAATATCAATTACTTCATTGAGTTGGTCACAACGATCTAGTAACTTCTCAATCACTAGATATGCTTCTACCAAGTTTGTTGGTGGTAGCAAACCATAATCACTTAACTGCATTCTTTTTCCTTTCACGCTTGTATGCCCAACGTTGCTTAGGTGGTAATCCACCATAGATGCCATCTTTAATGTTGTTGTCAATTGCATAGTCAAGACATTGTTGTTGCACTACGCAAACACTGCAAAGTTCTTTGGCTAACTTAACAGCTTGTATGCCAGCATCTCCTTTCTCTGCAAAGAATATACTGATATCCTTGCCTCGACAGTTGGCTTGTTCACGCCATTCTTCACTCATACTTGCTCCTTAATTTCCATGGATACTTACAAACTCATCGAATGTAAGTTCAGGGCCGGAATGTCCATTGTCTACAACAGTAATTGTGCTGTCGTTATAATCAACACGTACTAAACGCCATGTGTCACCATGCTCACCAAGGCTAATACCATAGCCGGTTTCTTCCATGACTTCATCCTTGATCATCTGTGAAAAGATGATGCGGTTGAGATACTCATCGTCGCCCCAACGGCTACGACCACGGTCTAATGCTTTGGCTACAACCCAAGGCAATCCTTCAGCGCCCCAATGCGTATATAGAAAGATGCTACCTTCTGGCATAACCAGCTCTACTTGTCCACGGTCACCCATGATTATTCCTTACTGTTTGTTTACTGCGTGTTAGCTACTTGCTAACGTTTCTACCACGAACTGCGGTAGTAGACATCAACCCCATGCCTAATAGCATCACGGGCAATTTCAATAACTGCTAGGTCTTGTTCCTTGTACTCATCACTAGAGTCATCACCAAAGAAAAACCCTGTTGTTGGTGGCAATTCACTTAACTTAACTGCCATCTCTAGTTGATCAAGATCACCCATGTTCAACTTTAAATACTGGTTGTTAAACATACGTTTCTTATTAAGAGATGCAGTAGCAGATATATATTGTTGTTCAAGAATTAGTTGTTGCATATCATCTTGCATAGATGCTTGTTCAAGCAACTCAGGAGTAACTTTATCTTCATCAATCTTACCAACAACCTTAGCAATTACAGAGTCAGGAAAATCTGTTTGACCTTTATAACCTTGAGCATCAGCTTTAATATTGAATAGCTTTTCCATCCAACCTTCAAGGTTAGGGTGCTTACGCCAAGTAGAGATGCCAAGGTACTTAGCTTCTGGTGATACATCAAAATCAGTGTTATCAGGGTGTGCCTGAACACCGTATAGATACTGATCAAGTCCCATATTATTTACTTACTTTCTTCTGGTCGAGGACAATCCTCAAACCAATCATCCATGTCGTCTGACCAACTACAAACACAATTTTCTACCTTGTCTCGTGATTGATAATCAGCATGGCTTGCGGGTATATCCCACTCTCCAACAACACTTAATGTGTTGCCATCGTATTCAAATTCACCACCCCAACCCTGCTCTTCTTCGTAGTGCCAACTAAACGTAACGTTTAATTTAAGCTCTTCAATCTTTTTAGAAAGAGCAGTAATGATACCATATGGTGGTGACCAAGCAGTATTAAAATGATAACTAATACTGTGTTGGTTATTATCAATGTCATCATTGTCAAATGTATCTGAGTAATCAATGTCATAAGCATTCCATTTAGTACCCCAGTTACGAACGTTCCAATCGTACCAATGATTAGTAGAATGGCGCACTCTTTCTGCAAGGTCTTTATAACTAGGTTCTTCACCATAGTATTCATCCCATACAGATTTATCTGGTGCTAGTAAACTGAAAAAATTAAACTGTGAAATATCAGTATCATTATGAACATGTTGACATTCATGAGGCATGTTAAGTAGCATTTTTAACCTTGTAAGGTCTCTAAAGCTACCGGTTAATGTTACTGAATTGTATACATGATTGGGCATGTATGTTCCTTTCTTACTTGGTTACGGTTTCAATTTCATTATCTTCTGCAATTGCTTTTTTCATAACTTCATGAACTCGCTTGTAAACATTAGCGGCTTTATCAAACGTAAGACCAAGTGTATGACCTTCATCATCAACACCACCAGTAACAATGATGTCACCAACAATAAGATCAGTCATACCATATGAGTCAACCCATAGTGCAGAACCAAACGCATTGATTACTGGTTCATTAACCAACTTACCTTCGTCATCAATCCACATGTCAACATCCAATGATGGTATGTGAATGCATTGAATTGTACCGCCTCCAATAGCTGCTTTGATTGTTTCATATGATTTAGATTCATCAAAATCAATGATGTCAAGCTTGTTTTCTGCGGTAACTGTAATTGCATACTTCATTTTGTATCCTAACTGTTTGTGGGTTTAAGTGGGCAGTTTAGACACATACCCAGGTGCTTACTACATTTACTACTGAGGCCAGCCGATTTGAATTTCTTTACCATTGATAACAATGGTTTTAGGTTGCTGAACAACTACAGGTTCAACAATCTCAGGTTCAACAGTCGCTTCATCAGTTGCACTAGATGTTTCAGTAATGATATTAATCATCTCTTCAACATCTTCTGCTGTTGGTTTAGCTGGCCAGGTTGGTGCTATTACACGAGGTGGAGTAATAGCAGTTAATGGCGGTGGAGTAGCAGGTGGAGTATACCCCATCTTGCCTACCCGAACACTACTAGTGTTGCTAGAGTTAGGCATCCATACTTCTGCACGGCCATCGTCAACACACTTAGCAAGCATGGTTTCCAAGAACCATTTACGTCCTTCAGTCTGAGTGTCAAAGCAATCACGCACTGTATTAACTAAGTGCTCAATAGTTGCTTTAGCAATCTCAGGAGTTTCAAACGTCAAGCTAGCAAACGTATTGTTAGCTCTACCATTTGGTCGCCATGATTTTCTTATCTCAACTTTGCATGGCGTATTGTTACTTACCGTGAAAGCATAGTCAATCACGTCACGGGTACGGTTGGAAGTCCAACCTCTACCGTCCTTTTTCTTAAGCCAAACCATGTCTTTTGACACAGGTTACCTTTCTCATTTGACCTATTAATAATGGCAGACGGTCAACTCTACCTACGCTACTTGCGTATTAATACTCACCATCCTTGATGGCTTTAAGCAGGATGTGTGTATACGACCACGCATCCTGATCCTGCATTGCAAGAAGAAGCATCTCAATATGCGTAAGCATCTCAATCACTTCTTCTCTTGGAATATCACTCATACATTCTCCTTACTTGGGGTGCAGTCACCACTCTCAATGAGTGCTATTGCCATACGACCGTAATGACCTTGCAAACGCCAGGCCATACCGTTATCAATAAGCTCTTGGAACAGTTCAACTGTCTCCTCATAGCTGAGCTCATCTTGCTCGTAAGCAATAATCTTACTAGTTAAATCAATCATTCGGTCTCCCAACCATACTCACGCATTACTTTATTTTCTAAATCTTTATGCATTGTTTTATTCATATTAAGAAATTCTTGTTCATTAGTAGGTAACTGTGATATAAAATCAATATCAAATACACCTGCTAAATTATTAGTAAACACAACAAGATTATTAAGCAATTCATTACTTGCATTGATAGCAAGAGGAATAGATTTTTTGTATATATCTGATTCAATTAATTCCTTAAATTGTTCAGGAATTTCACCTGTTAACTCTTGTCTGTGAACTTCAAGAGTTGTGTTAACAGTGAATAATACTTTTACAATATCAACTAGGTTTAATAGTTCTTTCTTGATAATTGCAAGCTTTACTTCATCTGACAATTGGATTTCATTATCCATGATATTCTTTCTGACCTTGTTGTTTTACCTGATAAACGGTCAATTATCAGATTGGGTAACCAGCACTAATTGAACTTGGCAAAGAAGTTCTTTGTTCTGGTGGTGGAGCATCTTTATAATCATTCAATTGTTTAAGGAACCATTCTTCTCCTTTTTCAACTGTATCAAACATAATAGTTGAAGCATACAACAAAGAATCTAAAAAAGATTTTGCAATATAACTGTTTATAAATTCTTTTTTCATAACAACAATGTTAGCTACTTTTTTACCCTCAGCACATTTTTTAACTATAAGAACAGCATTTTTATTAACAATGCCACCGTGAAAACCAGCTTTCAAAGTAAAAGATAAATCTACTCTGTGCGCATACCAACGATTATCTGGTTTAGTTTTTGCTGTCCAAATTAAATCATCATACGCATAAGAACGTCTCCATTGTAATTGTCTATCTACCATTATTCTCCTTAGGTACAAACATATTAATTGCTTCTTCCATAGCTTTCTTGGCTACTTCTTTATTAATTTCTTGGTTGTCACCATCAACAGTCAGCATCATGCCATTCATTTCATTAGCCAAATCTTCAAGCATTTTATTAAACTTTTCATGAAAAATACGTGACTGTTCAGGTTCATCAAACGTGATGTTGATTTGCAAGTTAGGCCCTTGCTGATTACATTCAATTTGCATGATGCTTCTTTCTTACTAGTGGGTTGTGTGGGCCCGTTGGAAGTTCGGGTGGAACCCATACCCTACACACCGCGCCCTCGGTGTAGCAGTCCAGACTGAGTGCTGGTTACCCCATCTATTCAGTAGGCTTCAGGTTACCTCCATAAACTTCCCCTTATGGTGAGTCCGTTAAATAATGATCTCATGGGCTCATAAGCCGGTACATCATTGCTAACAAGAAAAGGGACAGTTTAACCACATGTCCAGGTGGTGTGAGCGTCTTCACCGTACACGCGCTCCCTTGCACAACGGTTACTCTTCCTTCCAACCGATAAGTATGGATTCTGTCGCTCCTCTGCGTGTGTTCTTTAAATAGGCATCCACCACTTTCCTGCACCGGCTTCCCCCATGTGCTGAGTTTAGCAGTACGTTGCTAGCGGGTGGGTGCTTCGTCCAGCGCCACCATTGGACAGCGCCTATACATCAAATGAATAATGTATAGGCTCATCCGTTAAGGGGTGGATGACACCGCTATGCTTTTTGGGTCCATAGCACGACCGCGCATCCCAGTTTTAAGTGTTACTGGACCACCACTACATAAGCTTCATACCTTATGCTGCGTTGTGCAATGCAATGGTAAGAGGCTGGTGCTATTATCTACATGATAATTGACGGGCATCACCATACACTGCGCGTTGTTACTAACTACACTTGTGAGAAACGCGTGGAGTTAGTCGTTAGAGCTATCACCCAATACTGCGCGGGCATTGTTAATCATCTCTTCGTAGTGAGGCAATGAAGACAAGTCAAGACCAATAGGTTTGAGCGCGTCAACAATCTCCTCAATTACGTACAGTAGATTAAGGCTTAACTCTTTGTAAGCTTCTGCTTCGTTCATACTACTCTCCTTCCTTCTCTAGCCAGTGGTCCTGGTGACCACAGCCATCCTTGGTGCCATCGCACTCTGGGTGGTGCTCACCGTGGATAGCAAAAGGTGCACCGAGTACCTTGATTGCTTCCTTCTGCATGATGTCATACAGAGAGTTCATGTGGTTAAGCGCAAGGCGCAAACCAAGTGGGAACGCAACAGAAATTTTGTCCAACTGATCTTCTGGAATCTCATCCTCCATAAGAATGTTGGCTACACCAATGAAGGGCTGTAATACCATGCCCATCTTGGAACCCCATTCTTTAATAGAGTTAAGAAACTCTGCATGAGCAACACGTGAAACTGTTGCTTCGTCGAGGGTAAGGTCACCGAAGTTGAAATCTTCCATGATTATCTCCCAATGTTTAATGTTGCACCTACTTGGTGCATCCGGGTGTAGTCACACCTCATACGTGTGTGACTACACCCAGTGACTTGAGTATCTAGTTACTCAAAGACTTTGTACTACAGACGACCAAGAAGCGCTTTGCGAATCGGACCGGCAGGCTTGTTGATAAGCTTACCGGACTTGAACATCTTGACTGCTTCTGCAACAGAAGGAATCATGATGATCTTGTGCTTCTTGACCAACTGAGCACACTGAATAATGATGCGGTCGTTCTGACCACCACCGTCAGCAGTGACTTCACCATCTGTTACCCAGATGATTGGCTCGTTAGGGTGACGATTCTTGATGCCCCATACCAGAGCAGGACCGTCAACACCGTTACCAGCACCACCGATAGATGGAATCTCACGTACACGCCAGCCACGCTTGGCAAGGAGCCACGCGTTAGCGTCAAGGTAGTGAGTCTGACTGTATGCAAGGATGGTAGCAGCAGGTGCTGCCTCGACAATTGATTCAATGTCCTGCTGCGACAGAGACATAGAACCTGAGATGTCGATGATGACCATGCCACCCTTGACACGCATCTTCTGGGTAAAGATACGACGCTCGGGGTCAGTGTAGAACCTGGTAATGTTACCGATCTTACGACCGACAAGAACAGGCTTACGCTTACGCTTCATGAACCCCTCGACTTGGACAGATAGTGGAAGCGTGTCGTCAATGACAAGCTCCGCAAAATCTCCGTTCTCGTCGTGAGGGAACTCAAAGTCGTTAGGCAACTCGTCCTCGAGCATTGTCTGGTCAGGATTAAGACGGTTGGTTTCCTGCTCCGTCTCACCATACTCCTCAAGAGCCTTGTCGTCATCATCCTGGCGCTGTTGCTTAACATCACTAGGAGCGCGCTTGCCATTGGCATAGATGGCAATCTCAGAGGCTGCAACAAGAGTATTGTTGTAACCCCTTGGACCAACCACGTCACTACTGTAGTAATACGGCATGGTAGAACCAATGTCATCCGGCGTACCCTCAAAGATACTATCAAGGCGACCAGCAAGCCTACGTAGCCTGTCACTCCACTCTGGGTTCACAGAACGTACGCCAGCAGCAAACGAGTCGAATGCTGACTTGTTGGCGTAGTTGCGAACAGTGAAGTCGACTGCATCTTCCCAGTCGTTAGGGCTACCGGACGTTGCCATACGGATACCTGACTTCTTCTCCGCACCGGTAGAGTCAAGCTCAAGACCCTTAATCTTGGCAAAAGGCTCAGTAACAGCGTTGATACGAGCCTCCTCTGCAAGATTGAGAAGAGCATTGTTGACCCCTTGGTTCTTGTAACCATCGGCCAATACCCTGGCTACATCACCAGTCGTAGGTGATATACGAGCACGGATAAGCTCACGGAGCTGCGTACGACGGGACCAGTCGTCCCCCCGAAGGGGGACGGCCAGTACCTTTGCAGCCCAGTCGACACCGACACCATTCTGACCCACAGTGGGCTGAATAGTCCAGTCAATCGGCTCAGCTACGTCGTCACGGAACGCAGTGATTGCCCCTACAAGGGGCTTCTGCTCGTCAACCATTACAGTGACACTTCCGTGTTAAGGGTGCCGATGCGGATGGCATCGATGATGGGGTCAGCCATCTTACCGAATACCAGCTTGGCAGCACGCTCAGTGGTGAACAGAGGGCTGTTGCGCAGCGTCTGGAATTCCTTCCAGGCACGTAGCGAAGCACGCTCACCGGGACGACCAGCAACGATAGTCGCAGCCAACATGCGCAACTCTGGTGGCAATGCAGAGACCAACGCAGCTGGGTGAGCAGCGTCAATCTTGATTGCAACCGGGAAGCGGTCACGCAGCGGACCCTCGATCTCGTTGGGATCCTCAAAGTTGGTGGTCATGATGGCAGAGAAGCCCTCACGTGGGAAGTGAACTTCACCAGTGTAAGGATTCTTCCAGACCGCCGACTCCGGACTGTCGAGGAACTTCATCAACGTGGTGACAACGTCACCGCTGGCACGGTTGATCTCGTCAACAACGAGACGACCACCAACAGTACCGTCACCATCCCAGGTGATTGGACCGATGCCCTTGACGTACGAGAAACCACCACGCTCGTTAGGAAGCATGGCGCCGACAATGTCAGCATTGCTCATGTCCTCGGAGCAAAGGAGAGTCTCGAACCCAGCTGCATTGACATGCAGGGTCTGAGCTGAATACGTCTTACCAGTGCCGGGGGGACCGTAGAGGATGACACGCTTGCAACCTGCAGCAAGTACATCGTTAAGGTCAATGAAGCACTGGGGAACCGGGATTCCCTCGATGAATTCAGTGGTCATAATATGTTTCTCCCTGTGTTTAACGGTGCTTGGGAACACCGGGCACATACCTGGGTTGGTATGTGAACCGTACTGCAGGTGGGAATCGAACCCACAACCTACCTGGTTAACCAGGTTGCTCTACCATTGAGCTACTGCAGTGACCTGTTACTTGGCTACAGCCTGCACAAACAACGACTTCGACTTGTTGTCGAATGAGATAGTCGCTGTCTTGTAACCACGCTTGACAGCCTCACGGTACAGTCGAGTGCGCATGTTGTCGTTACCAAACTTCTTGAATGGGATCACCAATTCAAGGTTGGAATACGGAATGATGTGCGGCTGACCGTCAAGAATAGCGTCAAGCCATTCCTTGTGCTGCTTCCAACGAATGCTGGTTGCTGGACGCATTGGCTTCTTGCGTTCAACCTTGACAACATCCACTGGCTGTGGTGTTGGCATTGGAAGTGCGTTGTCAATTGTCTTGCCCATCTTAAATGATTCGATGAGCTCGAGCACCTTGATTACTTCGTTGCGAGTAGCAGGACGTTCAAGAACCGTGTCTGTAACTTCCAGCACGTTCTTAATAATCTGACTCATGTTGTTAACGCTCATGGATTTCTCCTTGATGTTTGCCCTTACTAATTTGATACAGAGTAGCAGGGTTTATGACTACTCCGATGTATACACGAACAGCCATGATTGCTCGTGTATACATCGCAGTAGCCGGGCAGTACAACACCCGGCCCTGCTTGTTGCTACCTGTTTTCTGTACCGTGGTACTTAACTGATGCAACAAACTGATCTAGTTTCTTGTACAGTTCAAGAACCTGAGAAAAGTGAAGCATTACGCCTTCACCATTTTCTTTATTCGGTGCAATTGAAACAAACTCAAGACTGCCATCCAATTGTGGTGTGCCATTGCCAACCCACAAACTGTGGCATCGTTCGTCGCCGCATTGGCACTTGGATTCAAAGTCCAAGTAATTTCCTGAGATTGTGTTTGTAATACTCATGTTAAAGAAACTCCACTGGGTCACGGTCCTCAAAGATAGCTTCAAGGTCAGCGTATGTGTACTCTTCAGGATTCTCCTGATAATCTTTCAACGCAGCTTGGATACGTGCATCCTGATTGTCATCAGTGTTTTCATCAGTGTTTTCCTGCATTCTTTCAAAAAGAGGCACAGCCCAATCAGGAATCCATACATCTTCTTGACCATTTGATTCTTTTAATGCTAGCTCCAAACACTCAGTAAGTGCTTGTTCAACGTGTTGCCAACGTTCAATAAGTTCTTTGCTCATTGATAAATTGTCAATTGATTCAATCACAATGCCCTCCTTGGGTGAGTAGGCCCGTCACGGTGGAGCCCATACCGCCTGTATAACTTACAGGTTGCAAACGCCTGCGTCTGCACTCCACTCGGGAGTGAATCCGTTGTTACGTTTGTAATACCACATTGCTACCTTAGATTGTTCATCACCGGTAGCTTGTGAAGCTAACGCTGGTAAACCAGGTATGTTCGCCCTTGCATAATCCCAAATGTATGGGATGAACTGATACCAACCACCAGCACCACTGTGTATCTCAACAGAATGTAGATGGTTGCGGCTCTCGTGATAACGAATGCAAGCAAACTTAACTTGCACTGCCATCGGCAATCGCCGCGTTGGGTCAGTAGCATCAGGCCATGTTGCTGTTGGGTCACTGCGCTTAGTGTTCCATCGTTGCGTAGGTTCAACAACCACACGTGGTTGGCTCATCACGTATGCTTGAATATTAGCCATCGTGACATCCTGCACCTGAAATGCGGGAGCAGGTAACCTTGGTGTCACATAGACACTGGCGTTTGGAGCATGCCCCTTATCGCCAATGCTATTAACATCAACACCGACAACAATAAAAGCACTCAGCAACAGCAAACTTGTCAGTTTACGCATGTACCTTGTACCTTTCATGTTAGATGGTGGGATTCTGTGCTGGCTCCCACCAAGCCAGTTTACATTACGTGCGTGATATGTGTGGAGTTAGGTTCCACACACAGTAGCGGGGCTATACCCACTCTTGTTGTTCACCCACGTAACGAGCAAAGACCGAATAGGTCCCGTCTTCCATACGTCGTGATGCCACCTGGTAGGGCAACAGCTTACGATCAATTCCCTTTAAAGCAGGGAGCTTGACACCACAAAGGCTGGAAAGAACGCTTCCCATGGTGTTAGCTCGCAGATTGTTGCTGTATTCGTACCACACACCAGGGTTTTCCATGAGCGTCAGACGACGTTCCTGGAACAACTTACTTATGGTTGAACCCTGCGCAGCTGGTGCTGGTGCTGCTTGCTTCATTGAAATAGCCATTGTAACTCCTTGTTACTTGGTAATTTGTAGCTTACTTAGCTACGGTCTCGACCCCACCACTCACTGTTGAGTGGTGAGGCCTTGAGAACTGTTAGTCTGCGTCACCGTTTATTGCCATCTGTGCCCAGATGCCAAAGAGTTGATCGATGTCATTAGTTGAACGTTGTTTGTACAACTTAATGCGTTCAATAATTTCTTCTGAACGTCTGTTAGCTCCCTTTATCATCTCATCGCTGAACGGAAGATTGTCTTTCATCTCTTCAATTGCTTTGTTCATTTCAGACATCGTTGTCTCAAACGCAGTAAAGACAACGCGGATGTCTTCATCTGTAAACCCTGCATCGATGAGTCGTTGTATGTTTAGTGACATGATGTCTCACTTTCTATTGTTTTGATGTCACCCCAACCGTGAAGCCGTGGGTTAAACAAGTCTTGTCCTTGATTGAACAAGACGTGCTTGAATGACATCGCAATCTTGCCTGGTATGTCCTGACAAGAAATCAATTGCGTAATGTCAAGGTTAAGTTGACCATCACGCACGTCACGCTTGAGGCGCTGGAAGTATTGCAGCACAATGTCAAGCGGGTTATCGATCGCACGTAAGTCCAATGCTGGAATGTCTTCCCTCAGCACTGGTATGTTCTGTTTGATTTCCCATGTACCTCCTGCCTCAGCAGCTTGCATAAGCACAGCTGCGTATACGTCACAGCAGTCGACGACTGCCATGTGGAAGTGGTAGAGCTTGTCAAAGCGATACTTGAAACAAGTAGGCTCAAACAGGTTCTCACCCTCTTCCATATTTATGTTGTTGATTGTAAACAGATCACTCATGGCGTGTATCTTTCTACTAAATGCGTAGCTACTTGCTACTGGTACTACTTTGTTACTGCACTTTGTGCTTGGAAATGCGTACTACATGCGCTTCTTGACTCATCTTCTCACCGTCGATGATGTCATACTCAATGAACGAGGCAATGTAATCGCCATCATCATCAAGACTCCATCCCTTGCCAATGGGCAAGACTTTTTTGCCTGGCCGAAGGGTTGAGTACCACTGCTCCACTGAAGTTTGGGCATCCTTCAATTCCTTGAAGAAACCAAACCATTTAATGGATAGGATATTCATGCCCTCTTCATGGGCATGAGCACTAACCGTTGTATCTACTGCCCATACTTTCATTGCATATCCTCTCTTAGATTGAATGCGTACTCGCAAGCAGGTGAGCAATCACCGCCAGGACCGTGACCGCCTATGAACTGTTGCTTGTATTCTTCTGGGAAACCTTCCAAGAACCACAGAACACAATTGTGGCAAAGGATGATGTCCTCGAGCGGTTTTTCCCAACTGTCAGTGAACATGCCGTAGCCATCAAACAAGCGCAAGTGCATACCGTCCCTTGGTTGATTCTCGCTGTACATCTTGATATCCTGCTGGCAGCGGGTGCACTTACCTACTGGCAAACCACCGAACCAGCCGGTGGCATTGTTTGTTGTTGTTACTTCCACAAGAATCTCCTTGTGTTTATTTGTTGCTACCCTACTTGGGTAATTGGTACTGCGAACATCAGATCAATCAACAGGCCAGCTGTTTTCTTCATCGATAACAAAGAGTATGACTTTGTTAGTCAATGCGTATGTCCTCTTTGGTTTGATAGGGTCAACCAACCATTCCCAAGTTAAACTTGGCAAGTTGCTTTGGATAATATCCTTAGCATCATCAAGAGTATGATACGCACCCACGATGTTTTCATCGTAGTTGTATTCAGTAACAATGAACATTATTCCTCCTCTAGTTGTTCACGTAGCACCTGTTGCTTACGTACTCGACGCTCCCATTTGTGAGCCACTGGCTTCTGGGGTGGGTCATCAGACCACCAGATACGAAAGGGATTACCCTTCTTGTCTGCTCGTAGAGTGCGCTTCCTGTGCCGCTTCTCTATCTGCTTAGGCCACGCAGTACCAGCGTGTGGTGCATCCGGGCGCTCTTGCTCTTCCCAAGCAGCAGCAACCTTTTTCCACCACAGTTTGGACTTTGGTTTGATGTGTGTTCTGCTCATCAACATTCCTCCTGTTCAATTGTTTCATCATCAGTGCAACAACAAGGCGTTATCGTACCATCCTCAAGCTTGTAGTACTCACAGTCACAATAACTGCAGTAATGTTTTTCTACAGCATCAGGATATGGATGAAATGGTTCTTTCTCGTCTGGTTCTTTTGTAGCCTCTGGTTGCCCAGCCAATGCTTTCTGCACAAGCTCGAGCAACTTCTCAAGCTCAGGCTTGGAAAGAACAATACTGATAACTGCTTCATTACCTGGGCGTTCGCGGTGAACAATCAAATCCGTAGTCTCGTCACCAAAGTCCAGCTCAAACCAGTTGCCACATTTGCACAAGCATTTAACCCAATTTTGGTACTCGTTATCAGTGCTGGTCTCAGCATCTATTGGTATGAACCCGAACGAGTCGGGGGCACTGCTTGGTGTTACTATGTCCACAGGGGATCTCCATGTGTTTGTTTACTACTACCCTACTTGGGTATTGTTACTGCTTAATGGTTGCGGTACTCATCGTTGCACCCAGTAGGTGCATGGTTTCCGATGTCAACATGTACTTCGTTGATTAGTTCGTCAGTAGAAACTCGACGAACATACTCACCGCAACAAACATCAAGCAAGTAATACTCACCACACTTGCATAGAGCTGAGTGATGGTACATTGTTACTCAGTCCAGTTCTCAAGCTTGATGAGGCACTTGCCATCGACCACAGTTACATCAGCAATCTGCGGGCCATTGTAGTAAGACTGGTCAAACTCTACAAAGATCCTGCACGACCGATTCATTGTGAAGTCACCACCCTTGTAACCCTCAAAGGTAGCACCATCAGCGGCAATGCATCGAGCAAGCAAGCTACCAACGGTGGGCGGTGGAACTGGGATGTATTCACTGGTGTTCCAGTCGTATACCTTAGAGGTGCAATAGCCAAGAGCAAGCTCGTGGTAGTCACCACGCCAGCTGAAGAACTCACCTGGTTGGTCGTTGCCGTACCTGTTATCAGCTGACGTGAACTCAACGGGGAGAGTTGAATCAATCCCCTCGAGGGCATCGATCAAGTCACCAAGGTTGTAATAACTTGATTCTGCCCTCTTTTGATCACGTGCATCCTCCATGATGCGGTCGAACAACGCCTGGATAGGGTCAGTCATCATATACCACCTCGTTTACTGGCTCGATTGAACGCACTTCGAACAACCAACCTTGGTCGTCCGAGGGTTCTTGGATGATTTTGGCTTGCACGTGCCAATTGACGCAGTGTGTCTCTATGAGAAACAACTTGTACTCACCATCGAGTAGTTTGCTAGGGCAGGCATTGGCCAATATTTTGGACAGCACCTCTTCGGCAGTTACTATTGCCATGGGTTATTCCTTTGATACTATTTGTAGCTTACTTACTTAGTAAGTACATATACAACCATACCCCTGCTATATAAATCCAACTAGAGCAGGAATATGAGGATGTCATGTGTGTCTAAACACACATAAAAATTTTAAGACATCCCAATACCACACCAATGTAGGCACATACCCGTTAACATACGGAAAAATGCTTAGCCATGCACAGTCATGTATGTATGCACGTATACATGGCAGGATACGTTTAGGGCCATCAAGGTCAACAAGCATACCTCGGGTTCATAGAACCCACCCACTTAACATACATTGGTATGGTATTGCGATGCCTTACGTACGCATCAATGAACATAAATGCAATGGGAGGAGTTAGCTTTAGCTAAATATATCCCCCCATGCGGGGAATGTTTCACGTGAAACATATGCTTAGACAAACACATATGTTTCACGTGAAACAATTTGAGTTACAACTAGGCCCTAGACCCTAGGCACCTGGTTGAATACTCTCCACCAATCGGTGTACTCCTCAGCCATTAGCTGCAATCTCCTCGAGCTCATCGCTGGTGTAGCTAGCGATCTCCTCGTAGTAAGACTGTTGCGCGATGACGAACGTGAGCTTTGTGTGCCACCTGGGGCGGCATGAGCCCACAATTAGCCTGTCCGCCACTTCGTTGAACCGTTTCACTCCATACCAAGTACGCAACTGATACTTGGCACGATTCACGTTGGAATATACATCTCCCAACATGGTACGGTTGACTACCTTACCGAACTTGCGTTCGATTGCAATAACACGGAATGCATCCATGCTTGTTCCTTTTACTACTACATGTATGTATGATACATGTTCTGCTGCATACGTTGCGGCATAGACCCCCACACTCCCTTCGAGGGCACACACAACATCTGTGGGTGTGGGGGCGAGTCAGTTTAAGGTAACCCAGTCTGACTCAGGACTGGGGGCTGACTAGGCCTGTGGGGCGTCCACTACCTTGGCCGCGATGATAGCAGCCTTGGCAGTCTTGTACACCTCGAAGAACATCAGCTGGGTACCACGCAGGTCCTCAGCAACGTTCTCGTCGAGCTTGTTGAGCTCGGAGGTGTAGATGTCCAACCGCGACGCGCCGGATGGCAGAGCCATGTTAAGACGAGTCTTAACGAGGTCGTACCACTGCACGTCACCAGGAACCTGGTAGATGCGGTCGTGCTTCTGCGTGAGCTTGTTGAACACCTTGAAGTAGAAGGTACCCTTCTCAACGTTGGTGTACAACTTGATACGCGCCTGCACGCCACCACGACCGGTGTCACGGTACGCGAAGTCAGTAGCCTCTGAGAGGATACCGAAGCGACGCACACCGATGAAGTAGAACTTCTCACCGGTACGAGGGTCGGTCTGCAAGTCAGATGCAATCTGAACCTGCATACGGTTAGCCAGGAACGACTTACCGTAGACCATACCGCTGTGGACAACAGAGGCAGGCGACAGAGCCGCTGCAATGTTGTACACGTGGGTACCGTACGCACGGTCACGCTTGGAGGTGGCGTCGAAGACAATACCCTGGGGGAGGGGCTTGCCTACGAAGCTACCAATCTTCCCCTCGGAGTCAACGACACAGTCGAAGTACTCCTTGCGGAAGTCAGCGAGCCCGCGACCGATCACCAGGTCAGTAGAAAGACCTGACAGGGTGATGGCCTCAGTCTTGTTGAGACGCGCTACACGCACGGCTCCGTCTGACTGAGCGGACGTCTCCTCGTCAGCGAAGAGAAGGATGTCAAGGTCAGTTGACAGCTCCTCCTCGTTGAAGTCGAGGGTGGACAGGGACACAAAAGTAGATGCCTTCATGGCAGTCTCCTAATGTTTGTTACGTCACACAATACGTTCGTGTGATAATTCGACTTAACCCAGTCGCCGGGGGTTACCCGTGGGTAACCGTACCCAGGTGGGGAGTGACCCCCACCCACTGACTGCACGTACTACACAGTCAGCGTCTAGGCACACGGGCTTACCTAGATGGGTTACCTACTACAGTCCTGCCTCGAACTCGATGCAGGTCTCGCAGAACACGAGGCGACGCTCCTTCTTGGAACGTGCGTCGATCTGCTTGGGGTTCTCCACACAGAAGTGGGCCTCAAGCTTGCGAGCGCGTGTGATACGAGTGGTACGTGGGTACCACTTCTTCCACACACCGTCAGCGTCGAGAGCCATCATGGAGTCGAAGTAAGCAATCTTCTCCTGGATAGCATCGAAGCTGAGCACGGTAGGACGAACGAGGACGTCTGAGAGCTCCTCCTTCACTACCTGCGCAAAGCGCATGTTGCGGGTTGACTTAGTCATAATTTCACCTCCTCTACAGTGCTAGGCTATGACAAACCTAGTCACTGGACCTATAGTTGGTTGATGGGATAGCAGAGTACAACGCCCCCTGCCAGGGCACTACCTGAGTACTACTTGCGCTTGGTCTCAGTACCGCACTTCTCAACGGAGTGCTGGACTCCATCGATCGTCATGGATACTGGAACAATACCTGGGAGCTTGTTACCCTCGCGGTCAACCCAAACAGTTGAGTCGACGAACAAGGGGATGTAGCCACAGGAGCACTTGGGAGCAGTAGCGATGCTAACTGCGGTGCGTGGGGTGGTCTTGGTCTTCATGATGACCCCCTCCTTTCTGAGCACTTACTGCACGGCATGTTTGCTCAACGCATACCGTATGAACGGATGAGAAACTAATAAGTAATCTCAGTGAAGCACTCTCGCTTTACAACGAGAGTGGTGGTGATGATGGTGGTCTCTTCTTCAATGAGCTCGTTGTCCACGCTGACTGGGAAGAAGGGTTCTTCTGCCGTGTCAAAACGCTCGCCAACCACGAGGCCGTAGTCCACAGTGAATGTGAAGTCGTAAGAAGAGTAGAACTCCATTGCGTCTTCAAGTGACTTGAAGTAGCGGACCATTGGCTCTACTACACCAATGTATGGACGATACTTAACCCTTTCGTAGTTGTCTTCGTCAATCCGACCGACGGTTGACTGATACGACCAGGTAACCTTGTAAAAGTATTCCATGGTATCGTTTCCTTTCTAGGCACTTACTAAACCACGTGCTTGCCTAACACACGCAGTGCTGGGTGGGAACCCAACGAAGAACTAGTGACCGAAGCAGAGACGAAGAGTCTCTACAAAGATCCAAACGCTGACTACTGCAGAAGCAGCAATCGCAGCACCACATCCAATTAATGTGATGTACCGAGCTGTGACTTGAGACAGCTCAGAGGGGCGCCATGCCCTGCGGCGACGATTTGTCATAATTTCACCTCCTCTCAAGTGTCATGACACGACCGTCATGATCACTGGGTCCGACTGACCCATGAGACCCACGACGATGTTCCTTCGTGGGTCCTAGCATGAGCCGGACTATTTACTGCTCAGCCTTAGCAGCCTTGTACTCAGCCCAAGCAGCGTCGTACGCAGCCTTAGCAGCGTAGAGCTCAGCCAAAGCAGCCTTGTACTTAGCCGAAGCAGCCTTGAGCGCAGCAGCGTCGTACGCAGCCTTGCACGCAGCCTTAACAGCCTCGAGCTCAGCCTGAGCAGCGCAGAGCTCAGCCAAAGCAGGGTAGTACGTAGCCCCAGCATCGTCGTAAGCAGCCAAAGCAGCTTCGACCTTAGCCTCAGCAGCGTCCCTAGCAGCCTTGTAAACATCAAATTTAGTCATGATTTCACCTCCTTTCAAGCGCCATAGCACGACCACTATGACACTGAGTCCCGGTTGACCCACACAACCCACGTACAAATGATCCTGTACGTGAGTCAGTGCATCCACCGGATGTTACAATGACGTAACGTCTGGGGAGAAGACAAGCTCTTCGCTGAACTCCCTACGGAGTTGTGCCTTGAGCTCATCACCCTGATCGATTGTCTCTGGAGTGCGCTCGTCTGCAAGGCACATCCGGTCTTCCCACTCGAACAATGGCACGATGTACCAGTGGTTCAGGTGGTCAGGACCGGTCGTCCATGCCTTGAATGGAGTTGGCTTCCAGTCCTCGCCCGACTTTTCGAGAGAGACGCGGTTGGCGAATGGGTAGTCCATTGTTGGCCTCATGACGATCGGCTCTTCGATGTCACTGCGCCAACCAGCGACGACTTCCTCGAAAGCCTCCTCAAGACTCCAGTGACAACCCCCGAACAAAGGGAAGTCACGGTAAGTGTTGATTACCAAATACTGCATAGTTGTCCTCCTCAGGACTATTGGTACTGCCCGTGCATACGTTGCACATCACGAACCACGGTACCGTAGTGGATACCGTAGTTCCTGATGAACCTCGCCTGCAGCTAACTCTTCAGCACCAGAGACGTGTATTGTTGAGCAGCACAGTGCTCACACGCGTGGAGAGGCATTCGTAGTACTCTTGACTACGCAGCACGACGCATTACGTCTACGCTGGCACGATCACACACCCTCACAGCACACAATGCCTGTGAGATACCGTGCGTGACACTCTCGGGGACACCCTTGAGTTAGGAGTACCGCCTTAGTTGGCGAATACCAAAAGAAGTTCATAATCTTTTTCTGCTGGTGATGCAAACGTCACAGTAAGGCAAATAATAGGATGGCAACTTTTTGGACTTTGAATACTAGGTGCACTAAAAAAGGGGCCAAGAAGGGGGCCAAATGGGCAGGCACGAAGCACGTATAAAAAAATCGCGGGGGGCCTAAGACCCCTTTTGCAATACTAAGTGCACTAAAGTAAATAGAAAACCCCCTCCAGGAATTTCCTAGAGAGGGGCTTTCAAGTTGCATACCAACCACACACACCATTGTTTGTTTGGTGTTATTAAGTATATAGGTCCGCAATGTAAAAAGCAACACTTTTTGGTATAGGAAGTATACGAAAGGATTGATTATGCCCTTTATTAATGACATGTGGAATATCCGTACTGCTGGTGATGATTCTGGAGAGCACGAAATTACTGACCGTTATATTAGACGTCACGCTGATCTTGCTCAAGAAGCCAACAAAGTTGGTGACTATGACAGAATGAATGCACATATTGGTGCTGCTCGAGCTCACTGGGTGTACAGATACAACCGGGATGAAGGATCAAAACAGCTTGCTGATTACCTTAGCCAGGTTGCTAACAATCACAAAAGCTGGGAAAACCCTAATATGAATGCTCGCAACTTTGATGACGTTAGAGAAGGAGGCAGTATTCTGCCTACGATCCTTGAGTCCATTAAGCCTAAAGGTAGCTACTAATCATGTCTACATGGAAACTACGTTACGCCAGTGAGCTTGAGGGTAATCCTGCTGCCGCAGGCATTATCCGTGGTGAGCATGAGAGCTTTAACGAAGCACTAGAGCAGGCTGAACTTACTGCTCAACAGATGCGAGGCAAATTTAATAACGATTTGCAAGCTGTTAGTGAAATGGCTAAAACCACTGGAGAGCTTGATCGTGTTAGAGACTCTGCAGACTCTAATAGAGATGCACAGCTACACCACATGAGACAATTGCTAGAGGGCATCAACAGAACCACTACTGCTTCTGTAAAGACTGCTGCGGGAACGGGCGACGCCGTTCAACACGTTCTTAGAACTATTGGTACAGCAATCCTTAATCACACAAATGTTACTGATCACATTACAGATACCCACTGGGGCCACAGCAAAAAAGCCTTTAATGTTCTTAGCAAGTATCACAATGCTTATGCCATGGGTAACACTGCTGAGAACATTGTCAATTACTTCCGCAACAAGCCTAAGAACGAACTAGACGAGGAAACAGCTGCTCGTCACTCTAAGCTAGCGGAGCAGCATGCACGCCTCACCCGTGATATTGATGACATCCTTAGAATGCGGGCTATGGGCACCCCAGACCACAAACTAGAAGCAGAAACAGCTTATGACGGTACACTAGCAGCTCTCCGTAGCGCAGGCATGCTTGGTATTAAAGTACCTACACCGTTCACTAACTACTTTAACCATAAGAAGGATAATATGGTGAGAAACCATGCTCCTAGAACTCAACAAGAAGAAACTTGTGAGCATGGTGTACCCCTTACCGCTGTTATGAATGATGCTGCATGCCCACAATGTTTCAATGAAGCCAATGCACACGACGATAACACTCCCTATGAAATCTCCGATGTTGATTTCATGTAAACCCTTGTAAATAAAGGGAAATCAACGTAAAATCTAGAAGCCTTGTAATATAAGGGAAAATGGAAATTCGGAACTTTTTTCCTATGGGCGCGCATGATGCAAATTTAACAATATAAGGTAATGGTATGAAGATATTCAATAGTAGTAAGAATACACGTAAAACGTTTAATAGTATTCTTGCAGGTATTTTTGATGATATCCCCACGGATATACCACAAGTGCCAGACGATGCAGTTAAGCAAGAGAGAAAAATTGGCCCATTAAAGATGCGCTTCTTTAATCAATTTGCTTCGTTTGATCAAGACCCAATGAAGAGAGGTCTTGACAAGGGTGCTCAAGTTGCTGCTCACCACTATTTATATGGTTGTCACCATGCTTGTAATCACGCTGAAGGGGAATGCCGCATTGATGACTCTTGTGAGCGCAACAATTGTGTTGGTGGTTACAAAGACCAAGGTCTTAGCAAACCTACTCAAGAGGCAATTGATACGTTTGGTCTAGTAAAACCTAAAACTGGTAAAGGTCGTGGTAACTGGATGTACTCCGGTGACTGCAAGAGAAGACAATTAAAAGATCTAGGCATCAATGACGGTTCTAATACGTCAAAATTGGCAAACTTGCCCACGTTAAGTTCATACCTTAACATCCAGCTTAAACCTGCTGGCCGTGACGCAGACGAAAACAAGATTCGTAATCTTACTGCTGACTATTACTTCTCTAACCCTAACACCATTGTACGCTGGGGTAAAAACCCAGATGGTACAAAAAACCCAAATAAACCTATTGCTATTGGTCAATACTTTGATGAGAAGAATAAACCACAGATGGCTTACCCTGATGTGACCATTGGTGGCATTCACCACCTTAGAAGAATGGCTGCTGACAACCTTTTAAACCGTGGTATAACTGACACAAAGACATGGTGGAATACTATGAAACCCATTAGTCATTTTGCTCACAATGACCACAACGATCCAGATCAACCCGGTGTAGCTGCTCACAAAGAAATTGAGGGTGTTTTTAGTTCAATTTTTGATCCTAAAAATACATATGCTAAAAATCCAGCTGAGCAAACTAATTACAACAATGCAAGAACAGCAAGTTTTGTGCTTAGTAACCACCCTGCTTTAATTCTAAACAAAAATGCTCACCCTTCAGACAGCTGGATTGACGTTCAAAACCACCATGCTGCTGCTACAAGCAAAGATGAAGCAGTTAAGCGTGCATATTTCCGAGGATTCCCATCAAGATACAGCCCAATGCTTGATGACAGAATGTCAAGCCTTGGCCCTAGAGGAAAACTTGATCCACTTCGCAACGATTGGCCTAAGCCTCACACACAACTTTGGGCTGAACGAGCCGTACAGGGTAGAAGAGACCAGGAAGACTCGTTGTTTGCTGGTCATGCAGACATTATTCCTGAGAATGTACCCGATATTAGTATCGGTGATATCACTGAGGAAGGTTACGAACGAGGTTTGGCATAAAATTTTTGAAAAAGATACTTGACAAAATCAAAAAAATCCTCTTATATATAACTCAAGGAAATTTCATGACTGAAAAGTGTGACTGTGAAGCTTGTACTGTTAGAGAAAAGTACCAAGATAAACAGAAAATAGTCAAAAATACTGACAAAATCTCCGGATTTAAGGAAAATATTGCCCAAACTAGCAATATTTCGTCAAAAGTTCTCAGTAAATTGACTAAATCCGACGAAAAACCTAAAAGCAACAAGTTTTTTCGTATCACAATCTCAGAATTTGATGAAATTGCTAAAACTTGCATGGAATATTCCCGTGAAGTAGATGAATTTGACTTCACGATGTTATTAGACGAGTTTTTTGACTTAGATATTGACGATAATGATGACGTCAATGATCTTGACTATGAAAATGACGTCGTCGTGTTCAAAAGTCTTGATGAAGTCATTGATTATCTTCAAAATAAAAGAGAAGACGAACAATGACTGTAGAAGAACACGATCAAAATGTTACCCATCGCTATACTATTCACTATCCTGCTCATCCTGAGCGCACCAGCGACCCTCACTACGTGGATTTCAGCCACTACCGAGCTAGAACGAAAGACACTGCTCAGTGCGCTGTTGGTTTGCACCGTAATGATTTTAGTGAATGTACTCTAGACGCTCCATTGGAGCTTCACCACACTCACATTGAGTTTTCTCTACAAAATGGTGTCGATCTTAAGTGGCTCGAGGTTGACTATCCCGGCGTATCTGACCCTGACACTGTTGGTGCATGGGTAGAAAGCGCAGAAAACTTGGAATGGCTCTGCTTATTCCACCACAGAGGTCACGGTGGCGTCCATACAGCCGCTGCAGCCGACTATGAAGCTGAGAAATATGTTAGAGGACTTATCAAATGAACTTTAGTGAACGTTATAGAAACGAACGGTTAGCAAATCCGCTGATTGATCTTACCGCTAGAGAGATTGTTCAATTGCTTACCCCAGTTGCAATTATAACACAAAAAATTGTTTCTGACAAAATGGATCAACGAAAAAAAGAACGCGAACTTCAACAACTTGACAACTATGTCCACAAAGATCTTGATCCTCTAATTCATGGGGATAGTAATGAATTGGAATAGAAGATACGCTAATGAATCTGTACCTGGTAGAGGTCATTTAAAAATTGAAAGCATTGACGAATTTTCTAAAGAACCAACTTTTTCTGGCCCACCAACGACAGGAAATACAGATGATAGAATTTTTGGTTTTTCTGGAGTAGCTGGAAGTGTTTACAGAAGAAGAAAAAACACCAAGAACCCATTTGCTGGCACTGAACATGCTGATGACTTCGATAAAAAAATACCAATGTGGGATAGGATTAAACACCCATTAATTCAAGAATATCATGCAACACGTGGTGCTACCCAACCTTTATATATGGCTCCACAAGATTTAACATTGTTTGTCCACCCTAGATTTAAAAACGATGCCGTATTTAGACGTTATTCAGATATTCCAACTCATGATGGAAGCAAACTAGAATTGCCTGGAATATTTACACAATTTTCTAAAAAAGAAAATGGGAAAATTAGTGTAGGTGTTTTATTAAATCACCAAATGCCTGAAGATGGAAGCACACCATACATTCTTGAGCATGACCCCCCATCTAGAGCAATTGCCGATTGGCCAAGATTAGAAATTGGAAAAGATTATAGTTTCAAACCACAACCAGGGTGGAAAGTGGTTGAATTAACACAGCTTAAACAAGATTCTAGTTCTTACATTGGAACACATTTAGGTCACGATGTGTTAACTGTTCACCATGGTTCATTGCCAGAAGGTGCCTCAGAAGAATTTGATCGTCTTGAAAAAAGTGGAGAGCATTAAGGAGAATAATGACAGATCGTATTGTAGGTAAATTAGGTAAGCTTGATCCACGGAGACCAGCTGGACTCCACCAATTAGCTTATTACCAAGGCAACCCACTGCCAGTAGCTCCAGATACTGTACCAGTGCCAACCGTAGACAACTGGGGAATGTTAGGTAATGACACTCATGGGGATTGCACTTTTGCTGGTATTGTACACGCCAGAATGGCTCACGCTGCTGTATTGGGTATCACAGAAACCTTCCCCTCCGACACCGATGTGGTCAACACGTACCTTTCTTATACGGGAGGAGCGGATCAGGGAGCAGTAGAAGCAGATTTGCTCAAGTTCTGGCAAAATAATGATTTGTTTGGCAGTAAACTTACTGCTTTTGCTCCTACTGATCACGCTGACCTTGATGAGCTTCGTAGCGTTATTGCTTCATATGGACTTGCGTATATTGGCGTTCAACTGCCTGTTACATTTAGCGACCAATTCAGAAACAACCAACCATGGGACCTTACAGGTACTCCTGCTGATAATCAAATTGAAGGTGGCCATTGTATCATCCTGGTTGGGTACGATAAAGATCACGTGCAATGTATAACATGGGGTAAAGTGCAACAGATTACGTGGAGATGGCTGCAAAGCTACATGGAAGAGAGTTGGGCTCTCATCACTCCAGAAATTGTTGAAAAAGGTGCATATGGCAATATGCGTCTTGAAGATCTAACTGCTGACTTAGGGAAATTATAATGGCTACTATCCCATTGAGAACTGAAGAAGTTCTTGAACAACAAAAAACGGCGGGTAATAACTTTGTTTGCCCTATTCACAGGAATCCGCTAAGCATTCCAGATGGTCAAATGCTTAGATGCCCAACGCCTGGCTGTAATGTATCTGAGTACGCTAATGCTAGCCCATTTACTAGTTATTACAGCCCTATTAGCCAATTAGGCCCAAAAGCAAAACCTCAAGACGCACACTGCAATAGTTGTGATGGTAGTTGCGATGGTATTCGTAACACTGGCCACTGCGGAGGTTGTGATGGTAGAACAGAGTGTGAAGGACCAAAACCAACAATGCAATTGGCTTTGCCAGCGGCTATTGCGGGCACAAAACTTGCACAACTTATTGAAGAAGATCAAAATCGTTTTGTTGTTCCCACTACTTGGGAATAAGAGTTAAAACGGTTCTTGAGACGCAGTAGTAATTGATGAAATACGCGGACACCAGTGCAGGCAGCTACGAGAATGATGACTCGTTAAAAGCCATTGAAAACAATGAAGAAGGTTTTGGTATTCCAGGACAATCTGCAGTTGGTACTGTTGGTAGTTTTAGATTTGCAGACATTGGTAATGAGGATGAAAACTCCACAGAGCTTTCAGCACCAAAACGTGTAACAAAAATTGATGTAACTGGTCAACCACCAGTTGTAGGAAATGAAGGGTTGTCAAGCGTCTCACCAGGATCGCTTTCAACAATTATTGGAGCAAACATGAGCATGAATGCAAGAATTGCGTACGTTATGGAGAATGGTGAGCCATTCTGCAACCACTGTGAGACTAATTACTTCCCAGGCGCTCGTATTGCTTGCACCCACTGCGGTTGTGGTAAGCCACAAGATGATCACGGCTTGGGTGACAAGAACTTTAGCCATGTTGAAGGCCCAACCATTGGTGATCTTGATGGTAAGCGCGACATAATTAAAGAAGAAGCTACAACTGCTAGTGCTTCTGATGAATACATGAGAATCTTTGCTTCTAACGGTGGCGATGCAAGTAAGCTTTACTACCAAGGCAATATGGATGCAATTCAAGGCAAACCACTCGACGAAGACATGGCTTTGTTGAGCAAAGATTACTACAACGGTTATCAAGACAGAAAATACTACAACAAGACGCCACAACAAAGTGCTGGCCAGAGCTTGTTTGATATTAAACCAAATAGCAATGCAATCCCACGCACTGATGGTGGCACAATGCAAGGAACAATGACACCAGGTGATTACGACCGTGGCCCACTTGAATTAACTGATGGGTTCAATCACGCTACCGCTAGCAGAAGAGCAACATCGCTTCCTATTGACGTTATCCAAAAGTTTTTTGAGGTGTGATAATGGAAACTTGCCACGTTTGTAATAAAGGTAATCTTGTTAGAACCGCTAGCAAGTTTGGCCCTGAAATTTATTGCAATGGTTGCCGCAGAGTAATTCTTAGTTCCTACCTTGGTTTTAACTTTACTGCTGCTAGAGCTGCTGATGAAATTGAAGAATGTAAGGTTGAGACTCCACAAGGCCCAATGCCTGGCTGGAAAGGTCCTGGTAAGAAAGCTAAGTGCCACATCTTTGAACCAGGTGACTCTGAGGGTGAACAAGCTGCTAAATCAAGAGCAATTGACTCCGCTTATGCCCATGAGCACAACAAAATTGCTTCTAGGATTGTTAATTCTACAGCAGGATTTATGGGCGCACCAACTTCTTTGATGCCTCCTCAGCCACCAACCTCACCAACGGCTGCACCAGATCTTAAAGGGTCTACAAACGTTCAAGCACAGCCAACAAGTTCACAAGACTTTAGCAACACTGGTCAGACTGGCATAGGAGAAGCTACAGCACCTGGTGGTATGCAACCTGGAAACATGAATAGCAACACGCCAGTAAACAGTGGTACTACTGCTAGAAAAAAGATTGCTGAGCTTCTTGAAGATACACTTGGCAAAAAATTTTGCACGCAACACATGGTATATGATGGATGTAATCCAGACGAAAACTCGCAATAGTCAATAAGAGAATAGAAAGATTCTGTGATGAATTACGACAACATTGAAATTGAAGCTAAGACCGCCGCTGCTGACACACGTTGGTTTAACGGAACATCAGAGAGCATTCTGACAAGACTTGACAGATTGCAAGATATCTTGGACAGAACACGCATGGCAGCAAGCAACCCCAATGCTGACTTTAGAGATATTGAGCGTTATGCCAACATTCTAACTGAGCTTGGTGCTGAGAAAGAGTCACTCGAGAAGCTAGCTTCAGAGTATGTTGACTTTGACACAGAAGACTACCTAAATAGCCTCCCCGGTGGTACCATTGCTAAGGAATACCGTATTAGCAGTGCTGGCACTAGTGATCTTGGTGAAGATGATGGTAGCTTGCTTTACCGCACAGCTTCTTCAATTGAATTTGAGTACTACGATGCTGACTGGATTAACTTTGTTACTGCTGGTGCTGAAGTTTGGGTTGAAGACCAAAATCCACGTTTGCTCAACAGTCAGCTGGACACTCGTGAAGCTGCCGTATACTACGTTGAACAAAAAACATTGCCTCTTCTTGACACTGTCAAACGTGCTTCAATTATTGATAACTTTGTTGATAATGTTGAAATTTGCCGCAGAACTAAAAACGCAAGTGCAGAGTTCCGTACTGTTAAGAGCGCAAAGGCTAATAAACTTGCTGCAACATTTGTACAAGATGCCATTGACGATTCCTTTGGGAATGGTTTAAACTGGCTCTAACATGGAAGAGTGGAACGGTTTTAGAGTCGTCGGCGCAGTAGAAGACGACACTACCAGCAAAAATACTATTGCTGATAATAGCAATAGCAATGAAAACGATCTTGTATCGTCTCTAAAGACAATGCTTGCTGAAGCATATGTTCTTTATCACACCATTCATGGTTTTCACTGGAATGTAAAAGGTGAAGACTTTTATGAATATCACAAATTATTTGATGAAATCGTAGATGACATTTACGAACACATTGATCCTATTGCCGAGAATATTCTTAAGTTAGGCGACCAAGCACCGTTTACGATGAGTGAACTTGTTGGTCTAAGCAAGCTAAAAGAAACTGGTTTGCCTGGCAAAACACCTCATGAGCTTGCTAGTAAATTTTATAGCATGAATGAAGAATATATTGAACACATTAAAGAATTTTTCAATATTGCTAACAAAGATAATGAGCAAGGTGTTGCTAATTTTATTGCAGAGCGTATTGACCAACACCAAAAATGGAGTTGGTTCTTGAAAGCTTCTATTGAGGACTAATGGATTCAGTATCAGATAACATTAAAAACGTAGTAGCTTTGTTAACTGCAATTACAAGTGAACAGCAAGAACTTGCGTATTCAATGGTGTTAGAAAGCGATCCTATCCAATTGTTTAGTACAATTACTGGTGTATTGCTTAGTACAATTGGTAAATATTGTGAATTAACTGGTACAACCGTAGAAGATTTCCTAAAAAATTTAGGAATATTTGCTTTAAACCACAATGATTGAAAAAATGAATTTACCAGAAGGAATTACTTATAATAAAAATAATTCTAACAATATAGAATTAGAATTTATTGAAGAAATTATAAATGATACTAAATGTATTAAATGTGGTTTGTATTTACAAGCTGTATTAGTTACAGATAACTATAGACACTCTGGTTTTATTAAAGCTATAACAAACGGCAAAACTGTTTGGGAAAACTCGCTCCCAAGAGACCGTGTACGATCAATTAAAATGTTAAATGAAAATTTGGCATCAAAGCTTGACAAACACATGGAGAGGCATAAAAATGATTAGGTATAGCAATACACCCGATAAAAATTCCAAGGTAATCACTGATAGTCCAACTTCACCGATTAAGACAACAAAAGATTTTGCTGGTCTTAATGATGAAGGCAAACCTAGCGAAAGCATTAAGAATTTGCAGGACTTTGATGCCGAGGATGCAAACGACAACTAAGGACAATAGTGACTGATCAACTGGAAACCAATCCAGCTACACACATTGTAATACCTGACACCCAGGCTAAGAACGGTGTACCAACTGACCATCTAACTTGGATTGGTAACTACATCGTAGATGAATTCCACAACCAAGATGTAAAGATTATTCATCTTGGAGACCACGCTGACATGCCTGCTCTTTCTTTGTATGACAAGGGCAAAAAAAGCATGGAAGGGCGCCGTGTAAAAGCAGATATTGAAGCTGCTAATGAGCATTGGAATATACTCAACAAGCCTTTGTATGATTACAATGATAATAAACGTAAGAATAAACACGCTGTGTGGAACCCAGAGCGTCACATCTTGCTTGGGAACCATGAAGATCGAATTAATCGTGCAACAGAGATGGATGCACAAATAGACGGTCTTTTCAGCACTGATGATCTTGATTACGCAAGAAGTGGTTGGAGAGTCAGCCCGTTTAAAAAGATTTTATGGTTGGATGGAGTGGCTTACAGCCACTTTTTTTATAACCACATGACTGGTGTACCGTATGGCGGCAATATTGATACGCGTTTGAAAACAATTGGTCACTCATTTACTATGGGTCACCAACAAACATTCCTATATGGTATGCGTTATGTTAATGACAGCGTTAAACCTTATTCTCAGCACGGTCTTGTCGCAGGCGCGTGTTATCTCCACGATGAGGACTACAAGGGGCCGCAGGGTAACGCACACTTTAGAGGAATTGTTGTAAAGCATGGTGTGCATAATGGTAGCTATGACATTCAACAAGTTTCTCTTGACTCTTTATGCCGTAGATACGAAGGCATGAGCCTTGAACGGTTTAAAAAGCTCAAGTACCCGCATATGTAATATATGGGTAATGCAAAATCTTCTAAACGCAAGAACTTTAAATGCATTTTTAATGGATACGTTTCTGAATACAACAGGGACGCCGTAGTTCGTTCCGTCATTGCTCAATTTGAAGGTTTTTTTGCTGAGCCCGAAGTAACTGTTACTGATTCTGGGTTTATTATTTCTTTGTTGGTGGGGGATAACCTGTCACCAACAACTGTTCGGGATAAAATTCTTTGGAATCAGTTTATTGAGAGCGTAAGCATTGCGGACGAGATCCGTAAGATACAAATTCTTCGTTTGCCTAAGGCTAATAAAGAAAACGAAGGCACTGTCGGTGGTTTTGGTCCACACGGTAGCGACAGCGGAGTAGATGAGAAGCTTAACGTGCCATTAGATCATAACCCTCAATACACAATAGGACCCAACACTGATGGATCTCTTGGGTGGCATGCTAGCGTTCACTATGCTGACCTAACTGGTGATATTGTCCCAAAGATCTTTGGTCCTGGTGCTGAAGAAGATCAACATGTAGATGAAAATGTTAGAAGCGATGCCACTGAAGTAGCTAAAAGCCATGCAAAGTTGTTTATGGGGTTTAGAGTCGTTGCTGTAGATAGTGATACTGGTGGTTCTTTTACGCTTACTACTCCGAATGGGTTCCAAGACGTTGGTGAACCACCTCGAGGCGGTGCAAGACACGAAAGAGCTAATTCAGCTACTGGCATTGGTGGCGGAGCATATATTAGCGGTGCTAGCTGGTATGTTACTCAACCAGGCAATGAACAAGGCACACAACCAGGTGTTGAACGGTTAAAAGACGATGGCTCTACAGCACCTTTTGGCAGCATTGTAGCCAATAGTATTATCTCCCCTACCCTTAAAGCTGAAGATGACAAACAGAGCATTGAGGGGCCCTATGGAGACACTTTAGACGTACTTGGTGTAGGAGATCACCCAATGGGTGGCGCAACATACGGTTCAATCTTTGGAATGAATGAAACATATGATTATGAAGGCGATGTAGATGACTACAACATATAAGGTATACGACGCAGGCAAAGAACCAATTAAATATGTACCTGGGGACTTTATATTGGTTTTTAGTAATGGTATTCTTGCTAAATTTATCCGTTTTGGTCAATTTACTCGTTATCATGGAAAAATGAAGCCTTATTCTCATTGGAATCACGCTGCCATGGTTATTGACGAGGATGGCACTATTGTTGAGGCTGTTGGTCGTGGTGTTATTACTAGCAATATTAGTGAGTACAAAAACGTAGAATATTACTACGTTACAACAAAACTTAACAAGCAAAGCCGTGATCAAACGGTAGCTGCTTGTAAAAGTTTTATTAAGGATAAGTATGGTTTCTTAACCATCTTGAGTATTGCTTTAGAATTAGCAACTGGTATTAAAATACAGTTTACCAATAGCAACACTATGATTTGTAGTGCTGTAGTAGCTCAATCCCTATGGGCTGGTGGTATTGTTTTTGACCGCAACCCATATCAAATGATGCCAGCTGATTTGGCTGCAGCTTTTAATATTTTAACAGAATTGCCAAATACTTGACTTTTGTGCAATTTATGCATTAAAGTAAAAATATGAAAAAAGCTGTCATTACAATTAGTTATGACCCTCGTGACGCACAAAGCGACGAGCTAGCAAGCCAAGAGATCAGCGAGACTATGTCTGGCCTTCTTAATAGTTTGCGTACTCAAGTTAATGGCGTACAGGTGTCTGTCAAATTTACAAATACAAATAAGGAGAAATAATAATGTCTAATCCCGTTAATACAACAACAACTAGAGCAACAGGTCGTGCTTTTGCATCAGCTATTGTTGGTGCTTTGCTTGCTTGGGGTGCTACTAAGTGGGGTAATCTAAATACTGGTACGTTCACCGTACTGGTCCCTGTTGCCACTGGTCTGTACTACACGCTGATCACTCAGCTCGAGAAGAAGTACCCTAACCTTGGTTGGTTGCTTGGAACATTGCCTCAGCCTAAGGCTGTTGTAGACCCCACCCCAGCACCTGCTGCTAAGGCTACACCTAAGAAGTAATTGCTTTAATTCCTCGGTAGCTCAGCGGCAGAGCGGGTCACTGTTAATGACTTGGTCGGTGGTTCGATCCCATCCCGGGGAGCTTAAGGTCTTGTAGCTCAGTTGGTTAGAGCACCTCCCTGTCACGGAGGGGGTCGTGGGTTCAAGTCCCATCAAGATCGCCATTGAGGGATGGTGTAAAGGCAACACGTCTCACTGACTCGAACGTAAATATAAATTAATGATTTAATATTGCCGTTAGAGTATAGAAGTAAATATGAGCAGAAAAAAAATAACAGATGAACAGCTTAGAGAAGCAGTAACTAATTCTCCATCAATATCGCATGCGTTAAGGTCTTTAGGGTTATCACCAAATGGTGGTACCCATGGGCACTACTCAAAGCGGATTAAAGATGCTGGTATATCAACTAAGCATTTTTTGCCTAATAATAATATTTATGGTATTCATCGTGATAAATTAAAACCAGAAGAAATATTAGTAAAAAAACCCTATGGGTCATCGCGTACACAACGTGTTCATCTTCTTAGAGCTCTTCTAGAGATGGGCATCGAATATAAATGCGCAATTTGTGGAATCAATAACAATTGGAATGAGAAAGAATTAACACTCCAAATCGATCACATCAATGGTGATCGTATTGATAATAGTTTAAAAAACCTTCGTTTTCTTTGCCCTAATTGTCATTCACAAACAGAAACTTATGGCACCAAAAAACCAAGACGCCAATGTGAAAAATGTAAAAATTACATACAGCAAAACAGCAAAACAGGTACTTGTAGAAGCTGCTATCCTCGTAAAAATAAAATTAATTGGCCAGATAATTATACATTGCTTGCTATGGTTGAAGAAAGCAGCTATACTCAAGTTGGATTAAAATTAGGCGTTTCAGATAATGCTGTGCGTAAACGCTTAAAACATTCTGGGGTAGTGTAAAGGTAGCACCGGAGTCTTTGGAACTTCTAGCCCTCGTTCGACCCGAGGCCCCAGAGCCTTTGTTGAAGGTTCGAGTCCTTCTCCCTCAGCGAATCGATGGGTGGCGGAGTGGCCAATCGCGTCTGGCTGTAAACCAGATCCTTCGGGTACGGGAGTTCGAATCTCTCCCCATCGACCATTTAAAACAAGCTCTATCTTATAACAGGTATTAGGTATATATTGCCTATTGTCCAGCGCCCTTTAAGGGCATAGCCAAGGAGTAACACGATGACCTCGATGTTCGATTTTGACGATTCAGTAAACATGGCATTTGATGCCAAGTTTGCTGGTAAGAGCCTGGTAGCTGCTAAGCACGATTTGCTTACTAGAACCGGTGATTTCTTTTTTCTCGCCCACAGTGACCGTGAGCTTGCACAACGCATGCGCATGGTTGAAGAAGACATCGAGAAGGTTGCTTACCACAAGCTTGCTAACGTTAGTGACTCTAAGGCTAAGTTGGTTCGCGCTATCTATGATGAGTGGCAGTTGCGCCACGCTTCTTGCGAAATGTGTAAAGTAGCTGCTTTTGGTCTTGCTCCTGGTACGGGTAAAGCAATGCTTAAAGATCACGCAGCAATTGGCGCTGGTGAACTTGCAGGCGGTTTGATGGGTGCGGGTCTTGGTACTCTAATTGCACCTGGTGCTGGTAGCGCAGCTGGTTTTGCCGGTGGTGCTGCTGTCGGTGGTTATATTGGTGAAGCTCTTAACAAGAGCCACTACATTAAAAAAGATGATCAGCTTCACAAAGACCTTGATGCACAAAGTAGAGATTATAACTCAGACCAGCACACAGACGCAGAGCACCACCCAGATCACCCTGAAACGGTTCATGCTTCACGTAGAGTTATTGGTGCACCTGCGGGCACCGACCTTCCTGGTAATTTGATTGGAGGCTTTTGCCACGGTTGTGCTTCAGCTCTCGGTGCTGGTGCAGCTGGCCTTGCTGGCCTTGCTCTTCTTGGTTCTAAACACGCTGCAGATAATCATGAAATTTTTTGCGATAATTGCAAAGCAAACCCAAACAAAATTAATTGCAATACTTGTAAACAATAAGTTTAACCTATAAAATATTAGATAGGTTAATAATGTCTAAAACATTTAATTCATCATTTAACAAGCAATCGGCTGCACCATTATTTGGTCCTAATTACCCAAAATTATCGCCTGAAGAACTTGCAAAATTTATGCAAGAGCATGGTGATGGTCCCGAAACTACAGATGACAATCCTTTTTGGTACATGAGCTACGAAAAAGGGTCTATGCCCAAGATGGATGACGCTCATAAAACTTATAGGAGCCCCACCCCAGGGTATACCTATCATAAGTTTAATGGTGTAGATGACCGTTCACCAGCCTATTTTAATCAAGAAAAAGGTTGGGTCTGTTCAAAATGCGATAAGTATATTCCAGACAATAGACTCACTAATGGTAGAAGAGATCCAGAAGGCAATGCATATCCTGGTCACATGTACTGCCAAGGTAAATTTGATCACGCACGTTGCCCTGATGATTCAGAGTGCCGTAATTACGATGAAAATGTTCTAGCAAACCCCAAAAATATTGATAGCCCTAGAATCAATAGAGCAATGGAAACATGTGTTGGTGGTCTTCGTGGTTTTGGTAATCACGGTGGCGCATGTAGATATTGCAAAAAAATAGATTGTAAAGGTGATAACAATATAGGTTTTGGTATTCACTTAATTAAAGACCCTGAAAAAATTGATGTTAGTGATCCCAACGCTCTTATAAGTTCTAACCCAAGAGAACTTCCATTGCCTAGTCAAAAACTTCAATCAATGATTAATGAAAACGTTTCTGACCCTCAGCTTAGAGAAGACATGTATACAGCATTGTCTAATACTAATGAAGGCCTGTCTTTTCACGATCACTTCCGTAACATTCTTGACAATTGGAAGAGTAATAAAAAGTTATACCCTGTCAGTGTTGAAGAACCAGGTAAAACAGCTAGTTTTAGAAGAACTGCTGATTCTATTATCCCCGGTTATTTTAATGAAGGCAGATTGGTAGAAACTCCAGCATCGGATGACTACGATTCTGACGATAACTTTAGACACCTTGATGAATTAGAGATGCCTGAGGCTCACTTTTTGCTTGAACAGGGTGGTGAATCTTCCACTGCAGACACACAAGGTACTGTTGAAGATTATTCTAAAAAAAGTGATGCTGACTACAGAATATGCCCAGAATGTGAAGGCAAATCACAATATAATCGCCCTGATAACCCTTATTGGGTTGAACCACATTGCAAAAATTGCATGAAAGAAAAAAATGGCAATTGTGGCAGTGACAAATATGATAAAGACCAACATTGTTTTGGACACGATCCAAGAAATCAAAATTGCGAAGGTAAACTTCGTGGTTATTGGGGTAGTCCTGACACTGTTTGCAATCTTTGCAAAAATTTTGGAGAAATTGAAGACAGACCTGATCACTGTGTAACTTGTAAAGGTATTTACAAGACTACATACAATAATGGTGAAACTAAAGAACATGAGTGTGAACCATACGACGAATCTGGCGCAAAGCTTGAGCTCAAAGGTCACCCAGGGCACTGCAGAGGCTGTGAAGTTCCTAGCAATGGCAACGCTAATTATCACAAAGCGCATGCTTACGTTCCACAAGAAGGTTCTGAAGCTTGTAAAATTTGTGGAACGTCGGGCGCAGAAAATGCTTGGTATCACAAAGCATCAGAAACAAATTTCTCAGGTTTTGCTAAAAAAGTTAAAGTTGATCCAGATGAAGCAAACAGAAACGTTGAAGATGATGATGAAGATTTTAGTGATATTAATGGTGGATCAAAACCAACTGTTACAGCAAGAGAACCTAACCCAGATGAATTTGACACATATACACCAGAGAGTAATGTCCCTGAGCTAGTTGACACTGAAGAACCAGATACAGACTATGAGGAAAAAGAAAAATCTCCTATGCCGGACCATGATTATAAAGATCAGACTCCAACCTATACGGTACAGGGGCACGGTAAATGGTGTTCAATCTGCAAGGGGACTGGTCTCATTGATAAAGATGAATATCCAGAAAAAATTGCAGCTATCAATGATAGTAAAGAATTTAAAGAAGGAACAAAAAAAATTAATCAGATAAAAGATCCTGATGAGCATGCAGATGCTTTGAATAAATTCCTTCTTGAACAATATAAGTGCAGAGAAGGTGAATAGCAATGAGAGGGCAAGTACCAACAAAAATTAAACCAGGTCGGCCACTTCACGTTGGTCGCTGTATTTGGGATACAGCTAAACAATCATTTGATGAACCAACTTTTCAAAAATTGTTTGGTATGCCTAAAGACCAAGTTGGTGAATGCGACGTTTACGACAGAAGAGTAGGCGCTGATATTGATGCACTGGGTGAAAACGGTGGAGATCTTGATCCGGATATTGAACACCTTGAAAGTTTGGGTGATTACAACAAAAAAGTTAACAACCCAGACGCTACAGCTGTAGTTTGCTATGAAGGCTCCAGCCCTACTCCATCATGCATCAACCATGCTTCTTTTGTTGCTTATCACCAAATGAAAGCATTGAATGATTCATTAAATATTAGACCATATGTAAACCCAAACGAATCTCCTGAAGCTTCATACGAGGTTAAAGAAGCAAAAAGAAAACGGTTTGAACAAATTAAAACTAATTGGAATAAACAAGTCGCTTCTAGAAGAAAACGTAATATGGGGCTTGATACTACACCAATTACGTATAAACCAGATCTTGAACACCCGATTGAAGATGAAAATGATGTTGATATGTTTGATGTTGGAACAGAGTACGGACAATCTTCTGCTGAAGACTTGTTGTAATAAGGTAAACAATGTACAAATTTTCTTTTTTTAAAAAAACTGCTGCTGAAAGATGGGTCAATATAGGGGCCCGTGAAATGATCGAGGCAAATGATGCCAACAACGATCGTTATGATAAACAACGCGACGAACACAACGAAAAAGAAGACGATTTAATCAAACCCTTTGCAGTTCACATGGGTGATCCTATGAGTCACCTTAATACAGAAGCTGGTCACCGGCCAAGTAAATGGGCTGTTATTCACCCGGATGTATTTACTGCTCAAGGACACAGTCTTGGTAATGCACAAGAGATGGTGCGTTCTATTCGTTTGCATGTAATGAACCCTAAAAATGGTTACGAAGAAATTGCTAATGCAAACGAAGATGGCAGCAAAACTCCAGGCATTTCTCCAAGCCAATATGGTGCCAATAGTGAATTGTCTAAGCTTGCTCCTAAAGGTATGATTGGTTACAGATTAAAAGAAACTCCTAGAGCGAGTGATAAATTTAATGGTCCATTCATTAAATCATTCAATAGTGATGCAGGTATTACAAAAGATGACGATCTAGGTCCTCTTCGTAAATTCCATCAGATACTTGACCATGCAAATATGCGTAATGATATGCGCAAGCGTGTAAATAACATGCCAAAATTAAATGCACCTGAGTTTGACCCTACACACCCTTTAAACCTTATTGCTAACTATGGTGGCGATGTTGCTATCCAAAAGATTTTTACTGATGATGTAGCTCACCCACCAATGAAACCAGGTGAAGATCTTTGCGCAGCATGCCACTTGCCTGCTGATAAGCACGTAGAAAAACAATCTGCTATTGATCACTACAATGCAACTGGTGAGCACCTTGAAGGACACCACGAATTTAGATCCGTACTTGACAATTCAGTTTACAGAGCAGAGGATTCTTCTTTGCGAGTTGCAGCTGTACCAATTGTTGATGAAGATGGCAACACAAAATATAAGATTCAAGACCTTGGCGGCAGAGTTCCCGTTTTTCACATTGGTGTAAAACCAATTAGACTTTCCCGTTATAAAATTGATCCTAAATCAGGTGAAAAATATGAAGAAAAAGAAGAACCAAAAGAAGTAACTAAAAAAACAGTATGCCCTGATTGTTATAAAGGCAAACTCAATGCATTGCAAAGAGAAAATAATATCCCATGCAATGATTGTTCAGAGGGTAAAATTAATTACAAGGCTTTTAAAACAGATACTGGTAAAATTGTTTTAAAACCATACACTATTGGTATGGGTGGTTCTTTATTGTATATTGATAAAGATGATGCTGGTCGTTGCACTTCTTGTAAGGGTACAAAACAAAAAATCCATACAGATTCAACCGGTTCAAGAGCAATTGGGCCATGTAAAGCATGCTATGACGATGAAACTGGCGAAAGCACGGGTAAAAACCTTAATCAGGTACACGGATACAATTTTAAAAATGTTGGTATGGTATGCAAAAACCATGGTGATGTTATTGACCCAACAATTCGTATTACGCCAGACAACCGTTGCCCAAAATGCCTTGATGACCCAGGTTTTATTACTAAAACAAAAACTGTTGGTAAATCGTCAAGAGAACCTGGCTTTGATATCAAAGTAAAAGAATTTGATGGTAACCCAATGACATTGTCTATTTACAGAGTTACTGGTTTAAATAATCATGGAAACGAACCAGATGGTTACAAACCAGCTGATCCCACTTGCCCACGCTGCTCAGAATGGGCTAAGAAAACTGGTAAAGACCAGAACGACTATCGCACGGTAGATAACAAACCATGCCCTTGTACGTATGGCTGGTATGACCAGAAAGATCACATGGTTGCTCCCGCTGGTTCTCAATGGATTCACCCAACTCACATAACAATTCCAGCATCTATGTACCAACTTGCTATGCACAACGCTTACAAAGATGATCCAGATTCTAATCCGCATAAAGTAGTGCCTGTTGGTGCAATCAATGCTAAACCACCTAAAAATGTAAGTAAATTACCTGAATGGGCACGTTCAAAAATGGGTGAAAAATGGGGATGGCCTAGTGGTGAACTTATCGGTGATTCAAGTGTTCTTGGTTTTGTTAGAAACGGCGTGAGCATTTCTAAAAAAGATCTTGAATCATTAAATAAACAAGCAGCTGTTATTAGAAAAAGCCCTAACTATTCATACAATGGCTCTAGTAGAGAATTGAAATTGGTTAAAGATTTTCTTGACACTAAAGGGTTTAAAGCTCTTCCAATTAATACACCATTGTCTGCCGAAAGAAAAGAAAATCTTACCGACAATTCAAGAGTTGACCTTAACAACTTCCACCCAAAGGTTCAAAGCAGAATTCAACGGGTTGAAAAGGTACTTGACAGAACTGGTTTGCAAGGCGATGCCCGTGATAAAATTAATGAATCATTGAATAAATTATACACAGAAGCATCTGGAATCCAAGAAGACAGAGAAAAAACCAATAGTGATGACAGTAGTCACTGGGAGCCTTTTGAATCTGCTCGCGATGAATTGTTGAAGACAATTGGTAAGCACGTTGATAATGACGAAGAGATTAGAAAAGAAATTGACAGATTCCCCAGCCGACAGCTGCCTAGAATGCAAGAAGTTTAGGAAAAAAATATGACTGATAAGAAACAATTTAATTCTAAATATGCTATTGACTTTGGAGGCCTTGGGGGCCTTGAAGATTATAACGTCCATATTGACCCGGCAGTTCAGGACTACTTTGAAAATGATAATTCTGATGACCATGAAAAATCAGGTGAATCAATAACTTATTACGTTAAAAAACCAGACCAAGAATTAAGACCCAATGAAAATATTGCTTCTCCGGAAGAGAATGCCGCTTTTTGGCACCAAAGAGCACAAGCGGTCAAAGCAAGCTGGGCTAGAGGTGATTCTCCTGGCAAGGATAGTCTCGCTGGTTCTTTCCCCCATCAAGCATATATGCGTGAGCATGAAGAAAACAAAAAGAAAATTAATGCTACCTATGCTTCTGTAGATTATATGCTTCGTCACTCAGAGGCTTATCGCTGCCCAGATCCTGTATACAATAAAGATGGTGTGAAAGTTGGTGGTGGCTGCGGTGGAAGAAAAAACGGTGGCAATCCAAGCGTTGGTTATGAGACCCAAAAACTTGCTAAACAAAAATTTTGCACAATATGTTTGAATCAAGGACACACTCTTACAAAGTGGTCACCAGTTGATAATCCTAATTATCGCATTAAAGATGAAAAAACTAATGAATTTCGTGCGCTTAAAGCTGGCGATAGAATATCTTCACCAACAAAACATTACGTTTATTCAGCAACTGGGAGACAACCGCTTGAAACAAGCATAATGGATATTGCTGGTAGAGCTAGACAAATTAATTCTGCTATTAATTTCCACGACACTTGGTGCACAAGTAAAAAATGTCACGTAGATTGTGCATTTAAGCCACAAGTTGATCAAATTCGTAAACGAATTGGTATTAATAGCGTAAAGAAAAAAGATACGCATAACCGCTCTAAAAGTAGTCCATTTATTCAAGATCTACTTAGACCAATAGCTGTTCGTGACCGTTATAAAGAACCTGCCAAAGCTCTTGTAATGGCCGCTGGCCACGAAGATGATCCTATTCGTAAGCATGACATGGTTCATTTCCTCAACTGGAACACGGTTGATCCAGACTATTCTTTGGATAAACCAGATGAAGGCTTTCACCAATTTGTAGATACTTACACTCGACAAGAACTTAACCACCAAACAGGCGAAACATCAGAAGTAACAGATTGGACAAACCCACAACCTGGTCCAGATTCATTAAGCCCTAATGTTAAACCAACACCTAGTGTAATACCACAAAATACATGCGCAAAATGTGGTATGAACAAAGGAAACATTAATCACATTGCTAAACAACGCATGTACACAAAAGAAGACCGTGAAAAAATTGAAAATATGTTCCAAGGACGGTCTACTCGTGACAAAGCAGTAGCTGGAATTGTTCTTAATGCTGGTGAGCACACTGCTGACGTTGCTGTTTATTATCGTCCAATGGGAGCAATTCGTGGTGAGCGCAGCGGTGAGCTTGGGCGTAAAGTGCAAGACCGTCCAGACAAGCAGATTCAAATTGAAAAAACAATTAATGGTGTACCAACCATTGATGGATTTTCTAACCCAAATGAAGATACTCGTTTTAACAAAAGACCACAAATATACAAAGATGTAATCACACACATTAAAAATGCTCACCAATCGATTGCCCATTTTACTGGTGAAAAGTCTCCTTTGAATGATGTTGGTTACTGGCAGGTTCACACTTCTGTACCAAAAACTGCTTTAGCAAGACTATCCCCAGCAAACGCACCAATGGTTGGATATGCTGGTGTTGTTACATCAACATTGCCAGCAACAAACATCACAGGTAGCTACCCTGGCGGTAGAAAGATTAATCCGCTTAAAAAAGTAAAGATGGATGTCGTTTATAGAAACGGTATTGGACTTAGCCAGGACGAAATTAAAAACAGTGTACGGTCTAGTGACTCAGCAACTAGACAACGCATGGATCAATGGTCTCGAGAGCTTGCTAACGACCTTCAGTTGGGTGTAAAGCAGACAGGTACAGTTGACTACAACCACAAAGATAGTCTTGTTGTACCAATTGGCGGTAACGAACTTAAACCACACGGCTTGGAAAAAATTGAAAAACCAGGCGAAACGAATTTTAACAGCAGCACCCCAACACTTGACGATAAACCATTTGACTCTATCCCCTATGACATGACACCTGATTCAGAAAAGCAGCTTTCTCCAGAAAAAGAGTCATCCACAATGGATGTTGTTAAAAGCACTTATAAGCAAGTTACAGGTAAAGATCTTTTCCCCGAGCAATACGAGAGAGCTAAAAAAGCAATTAGAGAAGGTAACAATATCAACTCTGGCCTTGAAGAGCTTGGTATCGGTGAAGAAGAAGATGGAGAATAATATGACAATTAAAAGAAGCTATGTAGATCCAAAGGATGCTCCCCCTGGTGTTCCATGCCGTTTTTGTGATATGCCAGCTGGTGCACAAGGTTTGGGTAGAGTCTTATCAGATGGTGTAGCTGTTGACGGGAAACGTCCTTTGTTTTCACACGCATACTGCTTAATGAATTCAGGTGGTCTTAAGCAAGATAATCATGACTTTTCTCTACAAGATCTAAACGCTAATAATAGAACGTCTTCCAAAAAAGAAAATATTTGGGAATTTGCTTCAAAAATGCGTTATGTTGCTCACACAGACATGGATAATGTCACTGAAACAGCAAAAAAACCAAAAGTAAAGCCAATGACAAATGCAAATGCTGAAGAAGAATATTCTGACCCAAACACTGGTGCTTCACAACCACCTAGCAAATAGACAATGTAATTAAAGTCGATATGTACCATAGTGTATGTATCCAAGTACAGGAGAAATCAATGGAACCACGTTTAAACGTAAACGTAGCTGATCTTTTTACTAAAACAGCTGCTGACGAAATGGGTCAAGGCCCAGATGTCAATTTTCAAGACCCTAGCCAGCAGTGGCTTGGCGACTTTGTTAATAACAAGAGTGACTACCAGCGCAACCAGCAAGCTTATGATGAGTACAAGTCTGGTGAGGCTGCACAGATTGACCGCGACAATGCAATTGGTATGCAGAACAATGTCATGTCAAACCCTGCACAAGACCGTGCTTTGATGGTTATGGAACCAGAAGTTGCTGGCACTCGTGACCTTCAACTCGCACCTGTTAAAGCTTCTAAGTTTGCTTCACAGTCACAAGGTTTTAGACGTGATCAGGCTTACGATGGTTTTACGATGGGTATCGTTGCAAACATCAACACTGGCACGATTGTTAACTCCCGTGTCGTTGCTGAAACGCCTAATACCAAGATTGCCGGTACAGTTATTGCCGTTGGCGACAGTGAATTTGCTGTCGTTTGGGATGATAAGACTGCCTCCGTTGAGCGCAAGGGCGACTACGAATTGGTGATTGCTCAATAAACCATGTTTAGATCTAGAAAAACTAAGATCGTTTCTACTCCTGTAGAAGAGGTCCTTGAGGTTGAAGCCCCCGTTGTTGAAGAAACTCCACTTCCACAAAATAAAACGGTGGCAAATATAGAGTTCTTAACATTCCAAGTATCAGCAGATGGTGTTTCTTTTGGAACTCTAACTGATTACGACGGTAATGTTTACCACTATGCATGGGATGAAAAACCCAAGAGAATTCAACGCCTCACTGGACCTGAAATCAATAAGTTGACTTGGGACCTTTGTGATGATGTTCTCAAAAAATATTTTGTTAGACCTGAGCCAAAGAAAGCTGAAGAGCCAATTGGGCAACAGGTTGAACGTGCAATAAGTAGCGCACTAAACCAAGTTACCACATCCTTTAAGACTCTTGAAGGCAAGGTAGAAAAGGCACTGACTGTAAGGGTTGCTCCGGCACCTGCTCCTGTACAAGCTCAGCCAGCGCCAAGACCACAGACAGTCCAATCAGTACCAACAACAGATTTACCGGCAATGGGCGGAGTAGCTGATAGTGATATCAGCGCAAACGCCATGAGATTTTTACAAGAATCTAATACGCCGGATCTAGGCATAGATTATATGAGCCTCTAGGAGAGAGCATGAACATCGCAGAAGGTAAAGGCCCAAAGCAAACAAAGAAGACATGGCCATTGGGTCAATTCGTTACCAATTATGGTGGAGACGGTACTCCTGGTTCGGTATACTCTCCTGCTGTGGCTTATGGCCAGCAAATTAATACTACTAGTGGTGTAGGTTACATGACTACTAGCGGCAACATCGGCTACGCACAACCCGGTTCATTAAATCCTGGTCTTAACCTGAACGTCAATGGTAACGGTGCCGTTGACGTTAGCTTTATCTGTGCTCCTGACAACAATGTTTCTTTGCAGGATGTTCAATCCCTTACTGCTGTGCTTAGCGCAGAGACTGGTTGGACCGGTACAGCCGCAGTGGCTATTCAGGGAACATTTGACCGTTTTACTCCAAATGCCTACTACACTTCAAACGCTACTTTATACAATTCCACAAACTGGACTACAATTGTAACTGGTTCTGTTACCGCTGCTAGCGTACCGGTGCTCCTTAAGGTCCCTGTGGCAAGTGGCATTTTCTACAACGTTTACAGAGTTGCTGCTTCCGGTGCTACAGCTAGTGGCATTATTGACTGGACTCTTCCTGGTATGTTCCTTGACCTTAGCGCACAGCAGATTGGTCAGGAAGCCACTTGGGTTAACGGCAGTATTGGTCAACAAAACCTCAATGATGTTGACTCCCTCACAATCTCTGGCGGGACAGTTACCGTTTACAGTGAAAGAAACGTTCCTTACTCAAGTGTAGACAATAACCACAACTACTTCGGCTAAGGAGAAACCATGGAAAGACAACAAAACATTAGACAAGCAGCTATTAGACGTGTTGGCGCTAATTTTGATTTTAATGGCAATCCTATTGCACAAAATACATCTGGTGGTATTATTAGAGCTACAAGAAGTGCAAATTACCCTTGCGGCCACCAAGCAATCCCAGGCGTTGAATCCTGCAGCTGCATGGCATTCTAGAAAGATAACCAATGGCTACAAACGACTGGAGTGCTTCTGCGGAGTTTAACCGCATGAGAACAGCCGGTATTACTCTCCCTAAGAACCCTATTGCTGGACGTGTCGCTGCACGTGACATGCTCAATAGAGCTAAGACTAGTGGATCGATGCTTAATGAAATTGGTCCTATGGCTATGGCAATGGGTGGACCACCAGAGGGCAGACAGCGTCTAAATGGTCTTGGTAAAGACTTTATAGCTGAGAATGGTATGGCACGTACTGCCAACCGTAAAACCGGTGCAGCTACTGGTTCAGATGCTCAATGGGCTTGGCCTAAGCTCCACGACCCATTTGAATACTGGCGTGAGCGCACCTGGTGGTTCAACATGGAGGACCCAGATGAGCAAACACGCAAAATTCGTGACTGGGCTCGTCTTCTTTATACTACTCACCACCTTGTGCCTTCTCTTATTGACATCTACACTCGTTTCCCTCTCCTTGACGTAGAGCTGGTTCACCCAGACAAGCGTATCTCGGATTTTTATAATGAGTTGTTCTTTGATGGTCTTAACTACAACGAATTCTTGTTTGACCTTGGCCGTGAGCACTGGACTGTTGGTGAAGTGTTTGCCATGGGTTCTTGGCACGATGGTATTGGTGCATGGGAAGAAGACGAGATCATCAACCCTAACGACGTTATTGTTGCTAAGAATCGCGCTCTAAGAACATACCAGTTCCACGTAAAGGTTCCTGAAGAGATCAAGCGACTTATTGAACGTCGTGACCCTCCACAAGAATATGCCATGCTTATGCAAATGTACCCAGACGTTGTGGCGTGGGCACGACAGGACAAGGAGATCCCCGTCTCCGATGTCATCATGAAGCAAATCAAGTTTAAGACTAACCCTTGGAGCGAACATGGTACTCCTATTCTTCTACGTGCTTTCCGTATGCTTATGTTGGAAGAGTCACTCAATGCAGCCCAGGATGCTATTGCTGACCGTCTCTACAGTCCTCTTATTCTGGCTACTCTTGGTCTTCCTGATGTAGACCAAGACGGTCCATGGGTTCCTGACGCTATGGAGCTCCAGTCATTGCGTGATGACTTGTCTATGGCTATCAACTCAGACTTCCGTTTGATGACGTATCACCACGGTTTGCAGATCCAGAACGCGTTTGGCCGTGAGTCAATGCCACGTCTTGACCAAGACTTCATGCGCGTGCAGACAAACGTCATGGGTGTTTTTGGTATCGGTGCTGACCTTATCCAAGGTGGTGCTAATGGTACGTATGCTTCAGGTGCTTTGAACCGTGAGCTCATTACACAAATGCTCAGTACTTACCAGCACAAGATTGAGAAGTTTATTCGTTCTCGCATGGAACCAGTGGCAGAAAGACAAGGTCACTATGAGATGCGTAAAGTGGGCGGCCAAATGGTTCCTGTTATGGAAACTGTTCTTATGGTTGATGAAGAAACTGGCGCTGAATATGTTGAAGAACGACCCAAGCTGGCCATTCCTGAGGTCCGTTTCCGCTCAATGAACTTGCGAGATGAAACAGTTGAGCGTGGGTTTTTGCAACAGCTTAGTGCTTCTGGCTTTCCAATTTCTCTCAGTACTCTTGCAGTTAATATCCCAATTGACTTTGATGATGAGATCCATGCCCGTAAAGAAGAAAAAATTAAGACGGTTGTTGCTGAACAACAGTTCAAGAAAGAATTGTTCAATCGTTTAATGGTTCTTCAATTGCCTATCCCGCCAGAATATGTACAGGAATACCAGGCCTACCTAGCAATGATGGAAAATCCTGCCATCGCTGCACAACTTGCACCAGGAGCTATGGCGGGTCTCGTTACTCCTCCAAGTGCTCCAAACATGACTGGAAACACTGCTGGCAATAGCGATGCCGCTGCTGGTGCACAGGTTTACCCAAGCGTTAACGAAATGGCTGCACAGCAACAACGTCAACGCCCTGAAGTCTCCTACGAACAGCGTAAGGATCAACCTAAGCCTTCTAAGAAAGGTCCTAAGAATGGACCTAAGAAGAAGACAGCATCTGTTTCTGGCTGGGATGAGGACGACTTTGATGACTTTAGTGGCCGCGTTGAATACGGTGACCGCATGAAGTTTGCCGTACCATTTGAGCAGAGAAAGCGTAAGCGCATGAAGCTTGCCTCTGGTATGAAGATCATTGTTGATAATTCATACGAAAAATTCAATGAAGATGAATTTAAGAAACACCTTGCATCAATGCTTGAAGAGCCAATGATTCAAGAACCAACCAACCTTGACGAACACAGCAGTGGTGAAGGTGGCATGGATCAACCAGCTCGTAGACAAATTGATCCTACAAAAGAAGATTTATAAATAACCATTAAATGCACTAATTAATAGACGCACTAATTTCCTTGGAGTTTTCATGAGCACTCTGTTTAATAACGAGACGCCTCGCATGCTGCCAAAAACTGCCTTTAACCGGGTTAGTTTTCTTGACGTAGTTAGCCCCCTTGTCAAGATGGATATCATTAAAGAAGGTGAAGGTCGGATCTGTCGCAACGCTCACAAACTGAACCTTGCTAACAGTATCTACGAAAAATTGGAGGACTAATGCTTGCCTCCTCTTTTTTTAACACATCAAACGTATGGTTTGGCTATATTGCCAACGCATTTTTTACTGTAGGTGCTCTTGCAGCTGTAGCTAAATTGGTTCAAAAGTATTTTACACACCACAGCTCAAAAGAATTGCAACGCATTGAAGAAGAGTTAGTGAATACAAAGTTAGATATGGATCAGAAGTTTGACAGAATTCTTAGTCAGTATAAAACCAATGGTGGATCAAGCCCTAAAGACCAGTGGAATCGTTTAGAAAATAAAGTTGATCACCTTATGCAGATTGAAAAGCAAGTAGACAAGATTGGCCAAATGATGGATCGTCACTTGGGCTACCACGAGGGATTAAGAGCAGCACACGAAGACGAGGACTAACATGGCAAGGACATTCAGGCACCCTATTACGGGCGATGATATAGGCCTTGGCAAACATATTTCTTGGAAAATTCAGTTCTCTATTCGTAATTGGTATTTTATTGGCACTATTACTTTTATTACATTGTTCTGTGCTGTATGGGGAACGTTTGATATTGGTGTGATCAGCTGGTGGAATGTATGGGCCTCTTATATGGCTTTGTTTATTGAATCTGTTGTTGGTATAAGTATGTTCGAGCAAACTCGTGCAGATGCAAAAGTTTTGCGCAAAAGCCTTGAAACAATTGAAGAATTGCTTATAAAAATTAATCAAATCCTTGAGATTGAAAAAGAACAAAGCAAAGAAGTACACAATCTTGTAGATGCATTAGAAGATGAAATCAATCTACACCATTAATATTTAACATAGATTTATTATAAAGACGATGTAAAAGTCTTATTAAGGCAAAAAAGGTTACAGATGATTAAATTTGGTGCACCCTCAATTGCTCTACAGGGTAGAGAGACGCTGGCCGGTATTGGTCAGCCTATTGAGTTACACAATGTTACCCTTGATGACTTCAATTTTAAACCAGAACCTAATTTTGTTTATGCTGTTTCTAGAGCCATCTCTTCCAGAGTAAACGCTAATTACGATGGTTGGCCTGTAGACCAAATTAAGAAAAGTTATAAGACTTTTATAGGTCGCCCAATCTACGTAGAGCACAACAACTCTGATCCAGATCGTGCTCGAGGTGTAATTTTGGATGCTGTATACCGTGAGAGCAAGCTTGCCTCAGGTGCTACAGACGCCAGTGTTTACTGCCTTATGGAAGTAGACGCACAGAATTTCCCAAAGCTTGCCAATGCCATTATGGAGGGTAGCTTGAACGCTGTCAGTATGGGTGCTGACGTAGAAGGTACGCAGTGCTCAGCTTGCGGTAAGTACGCTAGCAAACCAGCTGAATACTGCACCCACATCCCTCGTCTTAAAGGACGTACGGTTACCGTATACAAAGCTGGAAAGAGAATTGAAAGTCTTGTTTACGAGAGCTGCATTAAACCAAACTTTTTTGAGTTGAGCTTTGTTTTTGAGCCAGCAGACGAATCAGCTTGGTTGCTACAAAAGAAGCGTTACTAACAATGCCTATTCTTAAAGTATCTGAAGAAATTAAGAAGTATGCATTGGAAGTAATTAAGGTACCAATTACTGTTCTCGGTGACTGCCCTCAGTGCCAGAGCAACGGTTACAGAGACGGTATCTGTCCAGACTGTGCTTTCATTGATCCTCGTGTCCAAGAAGCAATTGCTGAATGGCAAAAAGCTATGGGCATTGAGCAGGTTATGAAGCAACAGCAACAAAGCCTTGCAGAGCAAAATGAAATGTCAAAAGCTGCTTATAGAAGTTTGGCATTTACTGATATGTTCCCGTCTTCGGCTGCAACAAAGGTTAAATGTCCAGAATGTGGTGAAATTACTTTTGAAAATGATTCTTTGAAAAAAGGTGAAATTTCAGGGCAATGCACAAATCCTAAATGTATGAAAGAAATTGCTGGTGCAACAGGATTTAAAAGACCCAAGTTCCTGGGTATAGATCCTAGGTGGAGAAAAAAAGTTGACAGAGGTCGCAACTTTCCAAGCCCAGCGGAATTAGCAATTCAGAATACAAAAACTAAATTAAAAAAGAATAGTGCTAAGGAACAAAATGATCCTGGTGCAATTCTAAACGATGCAGCAGCAGCTTCAATGGATGCAACTACTCGTATGAGAAGCATGCAACTACAAGACGCAGCTCTTCAAGCACAACCCCAAGACGCAGAAAATAGCGAGGAGCAACAATGAGCCGTTTCGACAACGAACTGGTCAGACAAGCGAACAATGCTTATCAGAATAGTGTGGGTGAAGGTAAGACCACCACACCAAGACAAAAAGAGTATGACCAAACTGGTTTGGTTGGCACTGATCCAGCACCTGGACAGTTCCAAGCTCCTGCTGCTCCAGTAGACGAGGTTGGTTCATGGGGTGCTTTGCAGCCTACTAGCCCTAACGTTGTTGACGTTAGAAACTTGGATAATCTTGAAGGAGAGATTATGGGTGGTCCTGGCTCGAGCGCAGTTTGGGCTGAGAAGCAGCCTATGTACGCCAGCACACAAGTCATTGATGAAAGCTTGTACCAGGTGTACAAGGCTAGCCGTGACATTCGCAATGCTATTAGCGAGCAAGTTGACTTTGATTTCTCTAACTTGATCACTGCTGCTAACGAAGCTTCAACTGTTATGCGTTTTGCTAGCTCAGATGACACCGTTAACCAAGTCATCGGTACAGTTGCAAGCATTGTTGTTGACATTGAGAATGACCTTGCTACTTACGGTGACTACCGTCAAGCCTCTGCTGATCTTAAGTCACTTGAGGGTCTTCTTGAGGACATCAAGGTCGCTGCCACTGGTGAAGACGACAAAGAAGAAAAAGAAGACGATGGCGACGAGGACGACAAGAAGACTGCTGCCAAGAAGAAGAAGTGTGTCTGCAAGGGCAAAGGCTGCAAGAACTGCAAGAAGTCTGCTAAGGACGAAGACGAAGAAGACGAAGAAGACGAAGATGACGATGATGACATGCCTGCCTTCTTGAAGAAAAAGAAGAAGAAGGCTTCTTTCGATAAAGTTGCTTGGTCTCCTGTTGTTGACGCTGCAGCCGGTGCTGCAGCCGGTAGTTTGTTGGGTGGTTTCCCAGGTGCTGCAATTGGTGCCGGTCTTGGTGCAACCCATGAAGAAAGAAAGAGAAATAAAGCCATGGGTGGTTGCACCGGTCCTGGTTGCAAGATTCCCGACTGCAATGGTCAGCCAGCTCCAACAACAGCTTCTTACTACTACGCTACCAATGGTAACCAAGAAACGCTTCAAGTTGTTGATGTCCGTGACCTTGACGACCAGGCTGGTGTCTGGGACCGTCAAAAGGTTATGCAGCCTAACCACACCACAAACGTGTTGGTTCCTCAGGAAGTCAATGGTGAGGATGCTGCCTACGTGCCATTCTACAACGATGGTGGAACGACGGGCATCGAGCCTGGCAATGGCCCTCACAAGCAGCAACTTGACTTCCAAGATGGTACCAACCCTGCCATTGCTCCTTACGCAGGTACAGTTGCTGCTGTACAAGCTAGCCGCGAAAAGATCTTCGCTGCTATTGAGGTTGTTGACCGCCTTGAAAAGATGGGTATGGTCAATCACGACGATCGTGCTAAGCACATCGCAAAGTTTGAACAGATGTCCGAATCTAAGCTAGCAGGTTTTGTAGCTTCGATGGAGCTGTTTGAAGAGTCTGGGGCTCGTCAACCCCGGAGCCAGAAAGTGGCAAAGGGTAATAACTCATTGCCAGAAATGGGTCGGTTGACAACGGCCTCAACAGTTACTCGTCAGGACATTCAGTCTGACGATTGGCTGATGACACTATAACCAAATCCCCTACTAACAGGAGAAAGAAAATATGCTGCAACTTAATAGCGTAGCTAACGTTGGGGTTCACCGTACGTGCACCCCATTGTACGAAAAGTACGAAGCTACACCCTATAACACGTTCCTGGATCCTTCGGACACCACGAACATCTACTCGGGTATGGCCATGTACCGTACTGGTCCTGACACCGTTGCCAATGCTGGCTCGGGTGCTACCGTTTCTGGTGCACGTGTCTTTGGTCTGTCGTGTCTTGACCGCAACCCCAACATTGACGATGTGACTCAGGTTGGCGTCAACGCATGGGCTGTGTGGCTCGGTGGTTCTAACGCCTTCTTCACGATCACGGCTCCTGCTTTTGACACGACTCAGCAGTACAACGTTCCTACGAACGGTACTCGTCAGTTCCTGTACGCCGCTTCTGGTACCGGTCAGCTTACGTCAAACCAGAACACAAGTGCCACTTCCGGTACTCTGTGCTTCCAGCCTATCGCTGAGTTGATTGACGTGATCAGCCCCACCCAGATCGTTATCCGCCTCGTACCATTCGGTGCACAGGCTTAATCTGAAAGGAACATGAAAATGTCAATTACTCCTAATGGCGCTGTTGCTGAGCACCTTGCTCCCCGTACAGCCAAGAAGTCAGACGACTACGTCGCTGGCATTGTAGAGGCTCAAGAGCGTCTCGCTTCGGCTACTGGTCGTAAGACTGCTACCCGTGAAGAGAAGCAACGTCGCCTCGCTGGCATCCTTGCCGACAAGGACAACTACATGGTCCGTTTGGGTCAGGGTATGATTGGTCCTATCCAGCTTAAGCTCCGTTACCAGGGTATGACCCGTAACGTCCTGCTGGAAGACCCACTCACTCCTGGTGTTCCCGTCATGTACGACGTCTTGGACGAGTACGGTCAGGCTTACATTCTTTCCGGTAACGAAGGTGAAGTCCGTGTGACCCCCTTCGAAGGTAAGAAGGTTCCAGTCCGCTTGTTCCGTATCGCTACCTTCCCCCAGATTAAGAAGGAAGACCTGTGGTACCTCCGCGTGAACATCGTGGAGTACGCCCAGGACATGTCCAAGCAGGCAATCATGATGCAGGAAGACGCCCGTTTGATCACTGTGCTCGAGGCTGCTATCAACAACTACGCGGTTGACCCCAACCACGTTGTATCGCCTAACCACATCGTTAACGAGCTCTCGGGTTACATCACCCCTGACTCGCTGTACGACCTCGTTGCACTCATCGAAGTCCACCAGTTGGAAGCTTCGAGACTGTTGTTCAACCCCATCGACTACCGTGACCTCTACAAGTGGGACATCAACCAGACCGGTTGGGCCTTCAAGGACCGTGTTGTTGCTGGTGAGCGCATCGTGCAGTTCGGTGGTTTCCAGGTTCAGCGTTCGATCGAAGTGCCTCAGGGTACTGTCTACATGACCCC